CCAGTTTCTGTCTCTGTCTCTGTTTCAGTCTGAGTTTGTGTTTCTGTCTCTGTCTCTGTTTCAGTCTGAGTTTCAGTTTCTGTTTCAGTTTGGGTTTCTGTCTCTGTTTCAGTCTGAGTACCAGTTTCTGTTTCTGTCTCTGTTTCAGTCTGAGTCTGGGTCTGTGTTTGAGTTTCAGTCTGAGTTTCAGTTTCTGTTTCGGTAAATGTATTTGTCTGAGTTTGAGTCTCTGTTTCAGTTTGAGTCTCTGTTTCAGTTTGAGTCTCTGTTTCAGTTTGAGTTTCTGTCTCTGTTTGAGTCTGAGTACCAGTTTCTGTCTCTGTCTCTGTTTCAGTCTGAGTCTGGGTCTCTGTTTGAGTTTCAGTCTGAGTTTGTGTTTCTGTCTCTGTCTCTGTTTCAGTCTGAGTTTCAGTTTCTGTTTCGGTAAATGTATTTGTCTGAGTTTGAGTCTCTGTTTCAGTTTGAGTTTCTGTCTCTGTTTCAGTCTGAGTACCAGTTTCTGTCTCTGTCTCTGTTTCAGTCTGAGTCTGGGTCTCTGTTTGAGTTTCAGTCTGAGTTTGTGTTTCTGTCTCTGTCTCTGTTTCAGTCTGAGTTTCAGTTTCTGTTTCGGTAAATGTATTTGTCTGAGTTTGAGTCTCTGTTTCAGTTTGAGTTTCTGTCTCTGTTTCAGTCTGAGTACCAGTTTCTGTCTCTGTCTCTGTTTCAGTCTGAGTTTGTGTTTCTGTCTCTGTCTCTGTTTCAGTCTGAGTTTCAGTTTCTGTTTCAGTTTGGGTTTCTGTCTCTGTTTCAGTCTGAGTACCAGTTTCTGTTTCTGTCTCTGTTTCAGTCTGAGTCTGGGTCTCTGTTTGAGTTTCAGTCTGAGTTTCAGTTTCTGTTTCGGTAAATGTATTTGTCTGAGTTTGAGTCTCTGTTTCAGTCTGAGTACCAGTTTCTGTCTCTGTCTCTGTTTCAGTCTGAGTCTGGGTCTCTGTTTGAGTCTGAGTCTGGGTCTCTGTTTGGGTCTGAGTACCAGTTTCTGTTTGAGTCTCCGTCTCTGTTTCAGTGAATGTATTTGTCTGGGTTTGAGTCTCTGTTTCTGTTTCTGTTTCTGTTTCAGAAATTGTTGGAGATACTGTCGGGGTTCCATCAGCACAACAACCTAAAGATAGTCTATATATATCTGTAGAACTTGAATGAGAAAATTGAAATTCAGGAATATCAACAAATCCTTGCCCTGGTTTTAGAATAATTTTATAAGCTTTTCCGCACTCTAAGGATTTTATTCCAAGGAATGGAATTTGACTTTTAGTAGCTGAACTCGAATAAGAAGACTCTGAAACTAAATCTTCAAAAGGATGTATAGCATAATAAATTTCTGGATGATTGTGATCGTTGTTATTAGAATCTCCCGCATCAATAGTTACTAAATCAAAAGGGATACATTTCGCAGCACTTTCTTCAGGACAAGTCCCATACCACCCATAGTAAATTAGGTAATTGGATTGATTTTGATCTAAGCGAGCCATGTTAACTTATTGTTATAGAATAAACACCTCCGTTAAGATTTACGGTTTGACCCTCTAGCATCTTTACCATGTCTTCTACACTGGTGAATTCTGGGTAATATGTATCTTTAGGTTGGAATGGGGAGTAATATGATTTGAGCATCATACCTTCAACATACAAATGGTTTTCTACCGAAATAACCGTTTCTGCTTGTACGAATCTAGGGCCTGAAGAAAAGAAAGAATTCCATTGTCCAGGATCGCTAGTCCATTCTAGTATAAAAGTCGAATCTGGTACAAGATAACGTACATATAAACCACCAGCATCTTCTTCAACAGTAAGACCTGATAGTTTTGTTACCATGTCTTCTACACTAGCGAATTCTGAATAATATGTATCTTTAGGTTGGAATGGGGAATAATATGATTTGAGCATCATACCTTCAACATACAAATGGTTTTCTACCGAAATAACCGTTCCTGCTTGTACGAATCTAGGGCCTGAGGAAAAGAAAGAATTCCATTGTCCAGGATCGCTAGTCCATTCTAAATAAAACTTTTTCAATCTAGGAGCTGGCGTTTCAGTTTCTGTTTGAGTAAATGTTTCGGTAGTTGTTGGTGTTGGGATGATGCTGTTTACATTAACTAATATAATTGTGCTCTGATTAGGGCCTGTAAGCTCTCCTATCCAGCATTCTCCTCCATAAGTATATTTTATTGAACCATTAGAAACACCAAATGAAAGAGTTACATATCCTGTAAAGGTTGGATTTTGAACAGAGTCTTGAATGAAATAAGATCTATTCGTTGTATCTGATACATCTAAATGGTAAAAGCAAAGAGTGCCTCCATTATCAAAACCATTTACATTAAAACCTGTATCCGCCGAAAATTGTGATCCCGTAGTTCTTGCTTGAATATCCCCAAACCCATCACAGCAATTAGGCTCAGAAGTTTGTGTTTCTGTTTCAGTCCCTGTTTGGGTTAAAGTAAATGAGCCTGTCTCTGTTTGTGTTTCTGTATCAGTCTGAGTTTGCGTTTCTGTCTCAGTTTGGGTTTGTGTTTCTGTTTCGGTCTGAGTCTGAGTATGAGTTTCTGTTTCAGTCTGAGTCTGAGTGCCAGTTTCTGTTTCAGTCTCTGTATCAGTCTGAGTTTGCGTTTCTGTCTCAGTTTGGGTTTGTGTTTCTGTTTCGGTCTGAGTGTGAGTATGAGTTTTTGTTTCAGTCTGAGTCTGAGTGCCAGTTTCTGTTTCAGTCTCTGTAGTCGTCTGAGTTTCTGTCTCTGTCTCAGTCTGGGTTTGCGTTTCTGTCTCAGTTTGAGTTTGCGTTTCTGTTTCTGTCTCAGTTTGAGTTTGTGTTTCTGTCTCGGTCTGAGTCTGAGTTTGTGTTTCAGTCTGAGTCTGAGTTTCTGTTTCTGTTTGGGTAAATGTATTTGTCTGAGTTTGAGTATCTGTTTGGGTCTGAGTGCCAGTTTCTGTTTCAGTCTCTGTAGTCGTCTGAGTTTCTGTCCCTGTCTCAGTCTGAGTTTGCGTTTCTGTCTCAGTTTGGGTTTGTGTTTCTGTTTCAGTCTGAGTCTGAGTTTGTGTTTCTGTATCTGTATGGGTCTGAGTTTCTGTCTCGGTCTGAGTCTGAGTCTCTGTTTGAGTCTGAGTACCAGTTTCTGTTTCAGTAAATGTGTTTGTCTGAGTTTCTGTCTCGGTTTGAGTTTGCGTTTCTGTTTCTGTCTCGGTTTGAGTTTGCGTTTCTGTTTCAGTCTGAGTCTGAGTTTGTGTTTCTGTTTCAGTCTGAGTCTGAGTTTCTGTTTCTGTTTGGGTAAATGTATTTGTCTGAGTTTGAGTATCTGTTTGGGTCTGAGTGCCAGTTTCTGTCTCTGTTTCTGTTTCGGTCTGAGTCTGAGTTTCTGTATCTGTTTCCGTAAATGTATTTGTCTGAGTTTGAGTTTCTGTCTCTGTTTGGGTTTGGGTTTCGGTTTGGGTAAAAGAACCTGTTTCAGTTTTTGTTTCTGTTCTTGTATTAGTAAATGTATTAGTATAAGTTTGGCTGTTTGTCGCAGTTTCGGTTTGGGTATCTGTATTTGTTTTAGTATGAGTTTGAGTCTCTGTTTCTGTATTAGTATCAGTTATTGTTGAAGTTTGAGTTGTTGTGTAAGACCCTGTTTCGGTTTGAGTTGGTGTTTCAGTTTCTGTTCTGGTTTGAGTTTGCGTGAATGAACCTGTTTCGGTTTGAGTCTCTGTAAATGAACCTGTTTCGGTTTCAGTTTCTGTATTTGAGGGAGTTTCCGTCGGGTTTGTTTCTGTTATAGTTGGTGATTTAGGTATTGAGTCTATTAGGAAATCAGGTTTATATATAGGATTATGGCAATGAGAAACAGTAAAATCACAACTAGAACTATTTACTTGAATTTTTAAAAAATTAAAATTAAAAATTTGTTGATAATTTAATGTGTCTGAAGATTTTGAAGAAACCTCAAGGCTATAAATCTTTACCCAAGATTTTAAATTGATATCATTTGATACATATATCGATATATCACTAGGAGAATCAGATTTATTATTTAAAAAAAGTGTAAAAGAATGAGTTAAATGCTTAGATATATCATAGTTTATAGACTCCGAAGAGCCTGAATCAGTAGGAAGCAATGAACCCGAAAATTCATAGCTAACTGATAGTGTTTTATTTAACTCAGACCTCATAATAAACTAATAAAAGTATTTTACACGAAAATACTTTTAGAAGCCGATTTTATATAAAAAAAGTTACATTTTAGATTACTCTCTAAGGTCTGCTGATGATTTATTACTCAAATACCAGTTTATTGTTTGCTCAAGACCTTCCTCAAAAGAAATGGGATGAAAGTCTGGGAAAATAATTTTCATTTTTGAGACATCTAACACTTTTCTTTGTACTCCATTTGGTTTTGATGTATCCCATTTCAAATCTCCTTTGTATTTTATAAATTTAGCAGTTAAATCAGCAAGTTCTTTGATTGATGTCCCAATACCTGTCCCGATGTTTACAGGATCTAGATCGTGATCAACATTTACAGACATAGAAATAACCTTGGCAGCATCCTTAACGTGTAAAAATTCTCTAACAGGACTTCCATCACCCCAATTAGTAATTTCGGGTTCATTTATTTGATCAGAAAACCTTTTTATTAAAGCTGATACTACATGAGCTCGATATTCTTGAAATACATCGTGTTCTCCGTATAAGTTAGTAAGCACTAGGTGGTTTCCTAATAATCCATATTGTTGATAATAAGATTTTTGAGCTATTAATTGAATTTTTTTTGAAGAGCCGTAGCCGATAACAGAATCGTGCATGGGGCCATTCCAAAAATCTTTTTCTTTCATATCTCCTTCGACGTGACCTGGGTAAGCACAGGCAGAACCTACAGCAACAACTTTATTAACATCGTTTTTTGCCGCAGCCTCATAAATATTAGCTGTCATTAAAGTGTTATTCCTGAAGAGGTTAGCGGGCTCTTCGACATTAATGTTTAATCCGCCATAATATGCAGCCGAATGAATTATGACTTCTGGCTTATGTTTTTTAATATAATTAAAAGTTGAATTATAATCATAAAGATTAAACTCAGAGCTTCTTGGAGCAAGGACTTCGAATTTTTTTTCGCACTCGCTAACGATTTGCCTCCCCAGAAAACCTGAACCGCCTGTAACTAATATTTTTTTATACATTTTTATATTTACTCCTACTATCTAAAGCTGGAACAGCTTGAATTAATTCGTTAATACCTTCTTCTATAGTTTTTTTAATATTAAATCCTATATTATTTATTTTCTTATAAGACACTTCATAATTCCTTTTATCTTCATCTTCTCCAAACTCCGCAAAATGAAGATAGTAATCTACTTTGTCTTTTATCATCAAAGCTATTTCTTCTTTACTAAAGTTATTAAAATCTCCCCCAACATTATAAGTATTATTCTTCATAATATCATAATTCTCTATAGCATAAACTATACTATCAGCCATATCATCTACATGAATAAAAGTTCTTTTGAAGCTTTTTTCAAACATAACAAGAGTTTTGTTATTAATAGCCTGATAGACAAAATCATTAATAAGAAGATCTAATCTCATCCTTGGAGACAAACCAAAAGCTGTGGCAAAACGATAAGCTACGGCACCATTTTCATTTAAAAAAATATTTTCAGCTTCAGTTTTAGTTGTTCCATATAAACTTATAGGGTTTAAAGGAGTTTCTTCAGTGCAAATTTCATTTTCAATAACTCCATAGTTAGACCCTGTTGAAGCATATACAGTTCCTTGATCTTTGGATAATAAGGACGATATTAATTTAGAAGAGTCTACGTTAACTGTTTTTGCTAAATCTGGATTCTTTCTGCAAGCTGGAAACCCAACAATAGCCGCCAAATGTATAACAAATTCAAAGTTATGAACTAAGTTTTTCATTAAAGTTTCATCTCTAGCATCTCCTTTGATGAATTTAAACTTTTTATTTTTAAAAAAGGGGATAATTGTATGACCATTGTCGTACATCAAATTATCGACAACACAGACCTTAAACCCTTTTTCTAATAATTTGGGAACTAAAACAGAACCCACGTATCCAGCACCTCCAGTAACTAAAATTTTCATAATATGTTTATTATGAATAGTAAATTACTTTTACTAAAAATCTAAACTAATAATTAAAAAAATTACTTTTATAAAGAGGTGAATTTAGTTTTTCATCTAAATTAGAGCTATGATACTGGTGGTAGAAGTCGAAATTTAACTTTAGACCTAAATTGTAAACAGGGTTATGAGCGCATAAAGAATTTATAAAATTGATATCAATGTATTTTTTAAATATTAAATCTTCATTCAAAAAACTTCTTTGATTGATAAGAGATTTATTGAAAATAAATATTCCTCTAGCTGAACCAAAGAAAGGGCAAATATTATTTCTATAAAAACAATTATAGGCATAGTGAGGTTGATTAATTACAAACTCATTTATGTCGTCACTTAAAACATGTTTTATTGGATCTTTCGATTGTAATTCGTCTAAAGATCTAGATTGGGAATAAGCGAGATTAGGTAGCTTGCTCGAAGAAAAAAACCAGTCAAAGAAAGATATTCCAGGAATTGTGTCTTGGTCAATTTTTAATATAAAATTAAAAGAGCAGTGATCTATGCAAAAGTTTAATGCATGTGGTATTGAAAAAACTGACTCTTTACAAAATTTTTTTGAAGGAGTTAATATTTTAATAAAATCTTTTTTTTTGTATAGATTAATTGATTCAATAATAGGAGTTTCTGAGAAGTAGTCACAAACTATAATCTCTACTCGATTGATTAAATTTAATTTTTCTATAAAAAAAGTAATACAATTTAATGTATTTGTTAATCTTTTAAGCGAAGATCCTTTATAGAAATCATTTCTTGAGCAAAGAATAATGCTTAATTTTTCGTTCATGATTAAATAAAGTTTGATATATGATCACTACTAAAAGAAAAATAAAAAGAATCTTCATTTAAATAGTAAGTATTTTTGAAATTAAATGGCAAACTTTTATCACTTTTATAAATTATAACATGATTCAGGAGATTAACAGGTAATTCATAATCTTTAGATGATCTTATATTTTTAAAAATTTTTTTTAAAAAAACCTCATGATCAGAACTTAAACTTATTAAATAAAAAATAGAATTATTTAATAGCAAGCTACATTTGTTCATTTGAGCTACTAAAGTATTAGTTAAATGAATAGGTAATTGAGGTGCATAAATACCCACACAAAATTTATTGTTTTTTTTAATTGAATTATATACGCTCAAGATTTTTTATGAAGAATTTTTGTATTGGGATATAAACTAATAACCTCATCTAAAGTTTTTTTTGAATCAATAGGGTCGCTTATGTTGACGATAAAGTCTGTATTAATAAAATTATTATAATAATCTTTATCATTTTTGCAAGATTCATAAATCGCAACATCAAAACTTAAATAACTTAATCCATGAGAGACTTTTCTAAGTAAAAATTTTTCAGATTTATCTAATATTTTTTTTAATTGTTTAGAGTTTTTATAAATAGCAACTCCATTTAAATGCTCTCGATAACTTAAGTTTTTATGATATACATTATCGCCTTTATATTTTGATCCTGCTATAATAAAATTATTATTATTTACAAAAATTAAAAAAGTAGAGATCCACCCGTCTATTAACTCAACATCTGTTTCTAATAGTAGAAAACTTTTGTATTTTATTGGGTAATCAATTAAGTAGTTTAATGATTCAAAGAAAAGAATATTAGGGCCAGATGTTAAACTATAAGGAGTTATTTCCGTCGGATTAAAAGGGTGAAAACTTTTATCATAAACATCTTCCGAGCTATTTAAATTTAAATTTACAAAATATATATTAAAATTATACTTTAACTTTTTTTCTTTTATATATTTCTCAAAGCTTTTGCTTGAAGCATTTACAAAAATAAAAAAATCAAATACATCACGCAAATTATTATTTATATTTTTTTTAAAAAAATTTTCTAAACTTCCATTTTTATACTCTTTTAAAGTGCAAAGTAAAAAAATGCAGTTATATATTTTATTTTTTTTTTATATTTTTTCAATATATTACTGGCAGCTTTCACAAGATTCTCCTTTAGCTCTAGCCTCTAGGCTACAAGATTTAGGTTCAGATTTAGATTCACCTGTGGATTTTTCTACTTTACTAGCAGCTCTATTGCGTAAATAATATGTAGTTTTAAGTCCTAACTGCCAACACTTAAAGTAAATATCATTTAAATATTTTAAGGATGTTGTTTTGTTATAAAGGTTAAAACTTATAGCTTGATCAACCCACTTTTGACGAACAGAATTGATTTCTATTAATTTTAACATGTCTCTATCAAATGCAGTTTTATACTTATTTTTTAAATCTTCTGGAATATTTTCGTTAGTTAGAGATAAATCACCATCAATGCTTTTTATGAATGAAGCTATTTCTGGATTCCAGAGACCTCTATCTTTCATATCATTGACAAAATGAGGATTAGTGATGTAGAAATTACCACTTTTATTTTCATAAACAAAAAGAACAGAAAAATTAGGTTCAATACTTTGCTCCACACCATTTATATATCCTATGGTTGCGGTTGGAGCTATAGCCATTACATTTGAATTTCTCATACCATGCTTAGAAATATGACTCCTAACTTTTTCCCAATCTTTTAGATTTTCTGTAGATTTGTTTTTTTCTCCCCTGTATGACATTAAATTATTGAAAGAGTCAATAGGTAGAATATTTTTACTCCACAGTGATCCATTATAACTACTATAAGATCCTTTTTCTCTAGCTAAAAGGGAGCTGGCATAAATTGCATGACAGGAATAAAACTCAAAAAGTTTGTCGTTAAAACTCTTAGCTTCATCGCTGTCAATTTGAATATTCATTTTATGTAAAACATCGTGTATTGACATCATTCCTAGGCCAATTGGTCTATGCTTTAAGTTGCTATTTTCAGCTTCTTTTGTTGGGTAGAAATTTAGATCAATTACATTATCAAGTATTCTAATAGCTGTATGTATTGTTGATTTTAATTTATTAAAATCGATGCAATAACCAGTTTTGCCATGAGTTGTTTTTTCTTTTAAATGATTTAATATATTGATAGAACCTAAATTGCAAACAGCTGTTTCTCCTATTTCTGTTTTTTCTCCCTGATTGTATTTTGATGGTTTTGTGTGTAGAGTAATTTCCGTGCAAAGATTTGAGCTATTGACCGCACCCTTATGTTGATTAGTGTATCGAATATTACAGGGGTCTTTAAATGTATTCCATGGGTGAGATGTTTCAAAGAGAACTTTAAGCATTTTTTTCCAAAGATCTTTTGCGGGGATTATCCGATAATTTTTAATTAAACCTGCATCTGCCGCTTTGCATAACTCATCGTATCGAGTGTCAAACTGATCTCCGAAAAGATCATGCAAGGTTTTTCCGTCATCACCTTCTGTATCTTTTGGGTCAAAGAAATACCAAACATCTTCTTTTTGGACCCTACGCATAAATTCATCAGGAATCCATGCTGCGGTATTCATGTCGTGACAGCGTAAGCGGTCGTCTCCTGTATTTCTCCTTAAGTTTAAAAAATCTTCAAAATCTAAATGCCATGGCTCTAAATAAGCACATCCAGCACCTGGGCGCTTCCCTCCTTGATTGACAGCAACTAAAAGGTCGTTGTATATTTTCAACCAAGGAACTAAACCGCTAGAAATACCATTAGTCCCTTCAATATGAGAACCTGTAGAACGAAATGGTGTTACATCAAGACCTAAGCCTCCAGCATATTTTGATTTGCGAGCTTCTTGCCAAGCACCGTCAAATATCCCATCAATACTATCATCAAAAGTATTTAAGTAGCAGGAACTAAGTTGAGAGTGAGTGGTTCCGCTATTAAAAAGAGTTGGGGTTGAGGGAGTGTACAAGAATTGACTAAACAAATTGTAAAATTCTATAGCTTTTTCGTTTTTATTTTTTTCGTTGATTGCTAGTCCCATTGCGACTCGCATCCAAAAACTTTGGGGAGCCTCCATGCATTTTTCATCCACCCTAATAAAATATCTGTCTGTTAAAATCTGTATACCTAAATATTTAAAATCTAAATCTCTTCTAATTTTAATAGATTCAGCAAGCTTTTGTAAGTCGAAGTTTAGTAATTTTTCATCAAGCCTGTTTTCTTTTACTAGCTTTTTTGTATTTTGAATGAAACTTTTTCTATATTGTAATTTAAAAGTGTCTGAATCCACACCTTCTTTAAAAACTTCTTTATATAGATTATTTAATAATAATCTAGCCGCAGCAAAAGAGTAATTAGGCTCTTTTTCTATTTTTTCTCTAGCTGATAAAATCAAAGCTTGATCGATCTCTTTTGTTGTTATTTTGTCAAAAAGCTGTAATTGTGCATCTAGAACTATTTCGCTGGCAGATACATCGGTAATTCCTTCACAAGCTCTTTGCGAGCTTGCATTAATTTTATCTACATGAAATTTTTCAAGCCTTCCGTTTCTTTTCTTTACTTTTATATTCATATAATTTTAGATATTTTGCAATGATAACACATTACACTAATATAATCAAGACGAAACAGAAAAAAAGATATTAACAAAAAATTAATTATCAAATACTGCGGACTTAAATTCTCCCCAGTCTAACTTATCTCTGACATTAAGATTTACCTCCCATGCAGCTTTAAGAACTGTTGGTTGTAGATCATTTTTTTCAAAAGTATCTATCAATGAGTTAATATCTTTAGGGAAGCATGTACCCCCAAAACCTTTTTGTCCATCATGCCCTGGGACTTGATAATGAGATTGCCCTATTCTTTTATCTGATAAAACTCCGTTTATAATAGGGTTCCAATCTAACCCAAGTTTTTCAATCAAGGTATAAATTTCATTAAAGAAACTAACTTTACAAGCAAAAAAACAATTAGCTATATATTTGACCGACTCAGATTCGTCGCTCTTCATTAACATTGTTTTAATGTTAGGAAAAGCTGATTGTAATAATTTTTCAACAAGATGTCCTGTTCTTTTATTATTAGTAAATCCGACGATATGTCTGTCAGCATTAAGGAAATCTTCTTTAGCAAATTTAGCAGTTAAGAATTCTGGACTATGAACAATATTTAGATTTGGATATTTGTCTTGCAGGTCTTTTGTTGTGCCGATTGGAACCGTAGATTTTATAATTAAAATAGGATTAGACTTCACCTTTTCTGAAACCTCTTTAAGGCAGGAATTTATAATTGATAAATTACATTCGCCACCTCTTAGGGATCTCATTGGGGTTGGAACGCAAATAAAAACAAAATCTTGCGAAACAACTTCTTCAAGCGAATTTTTTGATAATTTTTTATTTTTGTCAAAAATTTTTACATTAAATTTTTGGAAACCATTGGCGATAGCGGAGCCAACAAAACCATTGCCGATTACGCCAATGTTTAATTTACTGAGATTGATTTTTTTCAATCCAATCCTCCAGTTTTTGTTTGGGAATCCAGTTCAATAACTCTCTGGCTTTATTGTTATTAGCTTGAGTTTCTTTAGCTTCTCCAAGTCTAGCTGGAATATGAGTAAATTCACCCCCTATTAAATCTTTAATTTCATTAACGGAATGATTTAAACCTGTCCCAAGATTTATAAGTTCACCCACAGGCTTTTTGTTGTCGAGATTAGCTGCTAAAATATTTGCTTTAGCAATATCTTTTACATAAGTGAAATCTCTTCTCTGTGTTCCATCTCCTACAATTGTCATTAGTTCTTTGTTTGATTTTTGTCTAAGAAAAATTCCTATGACGGGAGCATATTGACCTTTCAGGGGCTGTCTTTCGCCATAGACATTGAAATATCTAAAACAAACTGTTTCTATATTAAATAGATTTGTATACATAAAGCACAGATCTTCTCCAGCGGTTTTTGTTACAGAATAAGGATTCAAGCAATCCTTGGGCATATCTTCTCTTTGGGGAGGAGTATTTTTTAAACCATAAGCTGCTGATGTAGAGCTGTAAATGACTCTTTTAACATTATTTATTTTTGCAGCCTGTAGTACAGAACAGGTTCCTACAACGTTTGTTTTAGCTGCTAATATTGGGTTTTCTAAAGTTGGCTGAATGCGAGCTTCCGCTGCAAGGTGGAAAATAACATCAACACCTTTACATAATGGAGAAAAGTGATCGAAGTCGCAAACATCAACTTTAAAATTTTTTGTTTCTTTATTCCAGAAGAATTCACTATTGGCATCAGAAGACTCATTGTCGACCACAGTGACTTCATTTCCTAAAGATAGTAGTTGATCAACAACATGAGAGCCTATAAAACCAGCTCCTCCAGTGACTAAACATTTTTTATTTTTAATCATAATAAATATTTATTATAACTCAAGTATTTGAGAAATCAATTTTTTTTCTATATAATATATATAATATATAATATATATAATATTAAAAGATATATATATTTCTATAGATAATATAGAAAAAATTAAAAGATATATAAAATATATGATTGACTTTTCGTCAACATAATGATATTATTTTAGGCTTTAATGAAAAATATGTTTAGAATAATTAAGGAAGATTACTTAAATCAATATTTTGTGACATCTTCAAACTGGGAAAATACAATCCTAGCATCATCTAGTTCGGAGGCTGTATCCAGAAGTCTTGAAATAGCTTTTGATCAGCAAGGAGATAGATTATTATTATCACCAGCGATAATTGTTGTTGATATGACTAATTTTTGCTTGAATTTTTCCGAAGATCACACTAAAGTATACTCTACTGAATTAATACTTCACGATATAGGTAGACACGATTTAGCAAAAAAATTTAAAAAAATTATAAAATGATTATCGGGGTTTCAGGTAATGCGAGGGCAGGAAAAGATACTTTTTGCAATCTATATAAAGAAAATAAAGATAAGAACACCAAGCGTGTAGCTTTTGCAGATGCAATTAAGGAAGAGTTAAAAAATCTTCTACTTACTAATTTTAACATAAATCCTTTAAATTGCTCAGATGAAGAAAAGGAAATCATTAGACCCCTACTAGTATCATACGGCACTGATGTAGCTAGAAAATTGAATAAAAATCATTGGATTGATAAAATCAAAGATCAACTTATATTAAATGAATCAAAGCGAATTACAACAATAATTACTGACGTAAGATATAAAAATGAGCAAGATTATATTAGAAGTTTTAAAAATTCACTACTGATACACATTAATCGAGAAGGCTTTCCTCCAATGAATATTGAAGAATCCAAAAACTCTCCAATATTAGAAAAAAATTCTGATTTTGTATTTAATTGGAAAACATTTGTTAACAACGAAGATCCACATATATATTTTAATAAATTCCTAAATGAATCAAAATTATAACAACGAAGAAGATAACAAATTAATTAATGAAATAAAAAAAGGAATTAATGCAAGTTTAAATTTCAATTTTTTACTTCAAAAACATTCTCCATTATTTTTCAAGATAAGTAGGTTTTACTTAAATTCTCAAAAGAAAAATGTAATTTATGATTTTAATAAAGATAAAAATTTTTACTTTTATAAATTTATTTTAGATTATGATCAGACTAAAGGAACTAAATTCAGTACATATGTTGGTAATAGAGTAAAGTGGCTTTGTCTTAATATAGTTAACTCAATAAAAAAGAAGTCTACATTAGAGTCCAGCGACTGCCCAGAAGATCTTGACTTCGTAACTGAAGGCTTAATACCTAATTCAAATATTTCAAGCCAAGATATAACTGATGTAATACAAGTATTAAAAAATGACCCAGATAGAAGAGTTTATGAAATTTTTAAGTACAGATACTTACAAGGAAAAGAAAATAATGTTATGCCATGGAAAGAGGTCTGTAAAAAAAGTGAATTAAACTTAAGTATTCAGGGTTGTATAAATATACATAATAAATTTATAAAAAAAATAAAAAATAAACAAAAAACAAAACAATACTAATCATGGCTTTTTATTTAAATCAATTCCATTGCATAGGAAATTTAGTTGCCGATCCTGAAATTAAAAATGCTGGATCTACAAAAGTCTGTAAATTCAGAATTGCAGTTAATAATCCTCATAATGAATCTGCGTTATTTTTTTATGTGGATGTTTGGGGTAAAGAGGGAGAAAAATGTATGCTTCTCAAGAAAGGAGCTCAAGTCTTTATATCTAATGCTTCAATTATACCTAAGCAATACCAAAAAGACTGTAACGGAACTCCAGTCTCTTGCACAACATTCACCGTAAATGTGGACGGTTATTGCGGTAAGGTTCAATTTGGTCCAAAAACTGAGATCCCAAGCTCCAATAAAATATCAAAAAATAAAACTAATAAAATTAACAACCCAGCAGAAACAAAAGAAAGCGATGAAGAAGATTATTCCGATTTCGAGCAAGAATTTGAGTTTTAATCTTTATTCGAGGTTTTTCTCCAGTCCATAATCTCTTCTATTCTTTGAGGAAAAACTTTCTTTTTTTTCTCTTTTTTGTTTTCTTTTGAAAGATTTAAAACATCCAATTTATTCTCTGGGTTTTTAATGTCTGTAGTTCCAGCAGTTTCTTCGTTTATTTTATTCTTTAATTTTTTGTATGTTTTATTGACTCTTTCCTTGCTATTAATAAAAGATATTTGAGCCGCTAAAACTAATAAAATAGCCAAAGGATCAAACACTAACATAATAATAATTATTATTACACGAACAGCTTGATCGGGAGATAGAGAAACAAATCCAGAATCATTTAAAGCTTCTAGAAAATATTTCAATGGCCCTATTTCGGTTTCCATTCGCCTAATGGTTTCCCCTAAATTGTTTTTTTCTTTTTTAAGTGAATCTATTCTTTCGAAGCTTGATCTTATATATTCATTGCATTCTTCTATTTCTTTTTGTTTTATATCTAAATTATTGTCTTTCAGTCGGATATTTTCTATAAATTGATTTATCCTAGAATACTCTTTGTTATAATTTTCTCTATAGATTTTTATATTTTCATTATAAATATTTATTTTATTTTTAATTTCTTGTCTCTGTCCCTCTTGCTTTACTCTTAACTCCTCCAATAACTTTTTTTTGTTAGAAAATAATCCGACCTTTTTACTTTCCAACTCTTTTATTTCAATGTCTAAAACTTCTTTAGATTTCTCTAGTCTGTTAATTCTTTCAATTTCTATCTCAATATCATCTTTTAATTTTTTTGAAAGAGCATCTATTCTTGATTGTTCCCTATCTATCTCTTTTTGCTGAATATCTATTCCCACAACTTCCTTTTTTTCTAATTTTTCTATTTGATTTTTGTATTGATTTATTGAATTTTGCTCGTATTCAATTTGAACATTTAAGTTATCAATTAATGATAATTCTTGATTAGCTTGACTTTTGTGTTCTATATGCGATTTACTTAAAAATCCAAATATACCTAAGCTGGTTATGCTCATTAAAACAAAAACAGCAAAACTGAAATACAATTTCATTAAAAATTTTGTTTTTGCCCAATTCTTATGCAACCATAACACGGTTACCAACTTACCAACCTCAAGGGCTGCTCCCATTATAATTACCGAATATTTAGAGCCTGGAAATATTGTCGATAAACCAAGTATACTAAAATAGCCACCTATAATAGATATAGATAATGCAGATAAAATAGTTAAAAAAAATATTTTCATACTCTGTTGTTACACTTTTTCTTGATTTTTATATGTTTATATGTTACTATAATTCTAATGCCTTCTTATATATATAAACATCCTGAAGAAGAAAAATATGTTGAAGTAATTCAATCAATGAACGAAGAGCATATATATTTTGACGAATCTGGCTTGCAATGGCAAAGAGTTTGGACCAATCCTCAGTTAAACACCGAATCAAATATAGATCCTTTTAGTAATGTAGGTTTTATAGAAAAGACTGGAAAAATGAAAGGGTCCTATGGCGACATGATGGACTATTCAAAAGAGCTTTCTGAAAAAAGAAAATCTATACACGGAGGCATTGATCCTGTTCAGCAAAAATATTTTAAAGATTACTCCGCCAAAAGAAATGGAGCAAAACATGTCCACGAACTAAAGCAAGGAAAGTTTGAAAATAAAAATTTTAAAATATCATATGACTAATGAGTATATCAATATACAAACCTAATTCAAAAAATACAGGGTGCGCTTTTAGTTTTCGTTATGGAATTCAAAAAAATGGCGAACCTTGTTTATTTGTTAATTCTATAAAGCAGTATAGCTGGGATGATTCATCAAAGACTGGAAACTTTTCATCGAATGCTAATGACCCATCCAAAAACTTATCTTTAAAGTTTAATGAATTTGAATGTGGTTCAATTATCAGTGCTTTAGTAAATCGTTATGAGTATAACACATTCCATAACTACGAACAAAACAAAACCACCATAAAATTTTCGCCATGGGATAAAGAAATAAAAGTAAGTTCCTTAGACTCAAAAACTAAAAAGTTCATAGAGAAAAAACAAATACTACCTGCTTTTGGCATATCTATTACCCGTAACGGCTCTGATACTTTTAAAATTCCTATAGAACCTGGTGAAGTTGAAGTTATTCGCTGTTTTATAGAGTCTATTATAAATAAAATAATTAATTTCAGAATTAAATCTCAAATAGATAATTTAAAAAAAGCTTGACTTTCTTTAGATTTTTTTCTATAATCACTGCATGACTAAATCAAAAGCTTCCCTGCCTGATAACTCCTTTGGCCCTAAAAGCTTCGAAAGAGATGAAAATGGGCTTTTAAAAAATGTTCAATATACATTCAATGAAGACGGCTCTATCGACTGGAGAGCCATGGTAAGAGAAGAGCATTTATTTCCAAACAAAGCTTGGTTTGAAAGATTTAATAAACCAATGCCAAAATCTATTAATGGATTAAAAGATCATCAATTATTAATAAAACTTTCTGGGATAAAAGAGTTAGCTAGATTAAGAGGTTTTAATTCTGTTTCCTATGAAACGGTTGCGTGCAATCATGACCATGTAGCAGTTAAATGTAAGATATCATTTATTGAAAACTACGAGACAAAAGAAATTGTTACATACGAAGACATGGCAAATGCAACAATAAATAACTGTAGTAGTTTTGCTGTAAAGTTTTTAGAAACTATTGCATGTAACAGAGCTTTTGTTAGAGCTGTTAGAAATTTTTTAAATGTCCATATTGTAGGTTTAGATGAAATGGATACATCTGAATCCAGCCAACAAAACAAAGCAGACCAACCCTCTTCACTTAATTCTTTCTCCATACATTCAACTCTTGAAAAAGCAGCTAAAACCTCTTTAAACTGTAATGATTTTGATTGCTTTAAAGAATTTTTAGTTGATCTTAAAAATTCTAACGAATATATTAATAGCGATGCTCCAAATTGGAAAAGCTATACAGATATACCATCAAAAGAAGCTAGAATACTTTTGAAAATTTTAAAAAGTAATTAAATATATTTTTTGATTAAGAAATATACTAAAACAGGATATGTAAAAAAAGAAACTATTGGTAAATAAACTGGACCGTTTAAATAATAACATAAAATTCCAGAAAAAATAGCTCCAACCCAATGACAAAAGCAAATAGGGCAAGTTAGCAACTCTCCTAAAATTCCCCAATTTTTATATACATATTCCTCAAAATCTGTCGGGGTATATATCATTACTTTTCTTCTTCTCAAGCATAACCAAATCTTTAAAAATTTACATTTCAATGTCGTTGTTTGCCATGTGAAAATCCAATTTAAGGTTGCTATAAAACCTAATATGTATATTTCTATAAATAATAAATTAATCATAATAATATTATGTATTATAAATGTATTCTTTTTTATTTCCAGTGTAATATTCCAGAGAATATACCGTAACCTTTATGTAAAACTCCTTTAGTCATTGCGTTTGGAGTTTTTGATAACATTGGATTATAATATCCAGGCCCCTTACCTGCTAAATTAAACTGAACAGAGTCTGCTACGAATGTTTGACCACAACCAACAGCTACTGGACCACAAGCTAATGTATACTCTGGATTAATATCGAAATCTGCACTTCCACCAATTCTAGGCTTCCAAGATTTACAATCTAATTCCTGATTAAAAATATTAGTTATTTCCCACTGATCTGCGCCGCTTAAAGTCAAACCTACTACCCCCGCATTCCATAAACTAACAACTATCCCCCCTTCTCCAGCACCAACTCCAGTAGGAAAAGCTCCTATAGTTTCTGTTGAAAAACTTCTATTAACTGAACAAGTTTGATCTACAGCTCTAGTAGCTGGATTCACAAGATTAACTTGCTTTGCAGCATATGCCCCGCTATAAAATGTAAAATTAGTGAAATCGAAACAAGAAACAGAATCATCTATGCAAAAATTTTGAGAAGTGTTGAATGTTTTAATTGATGATGAATTTTTAAATAGCGATCCGCTATACCCATTGGTTGCAGTAGTAAAATAACAATCATCTTTATAAAAATCTATTGCAGTGCAGACCCCACCTCCAAAATCTTCTTTAGAAAAATTTACTTGACCTGATGAATTTTCCTGAACTTCTATTTTGAATGCTCCTGAGTCTGTAGCTACATAACAAATATAATTTTCTCTATCACTTGCCATATCTGTAACATTTCCGCACGGTATAGTCTTTACTAGGCTCGAATTTAAATCTGATCCTTGACTTATTTTCACCATATCATAAATTAACACTCCTTTTCCAGTCTTTGAGCCAGGAAAATTTGTTCCCAATTCAGGCTGATATAGTTCTTTTTCAAAATCATTAGCTGGTTCGGGTGGCGGAGTGTATCCGCATGTACCAACTAATATATATTGACCAATTACTCCAACCCTGTAAGCTATTGCTCCAACATTTTGAAGTAATGTACTATCATCTCCAGTTATTATATCATAAAACCCTACTCCCGCTTCCCCCATAGCATAAACAATAGTTTCTTGATGAAAAAATTCTGCCCCATAAATTCCATTAAAATCATCAAACCCATACCTCATGCCTTTTTCGTCCCCTCCCCAAAATTGCCCTAAACTTTTTAAAGCTCCGTCAAAAATCTGATCTTCACCTGATCCATGTCCTCCACCAATGGTTGCTTTATGACTCATCGATCCTTCTTCTATTTTGTACAAAAAACCTCCAGATGATCCGCATGAAGCTATTAAATGTTTTCCGTCCGATTTTAGGTCGTAAATAAAATTAGCATTTAAACTGCCTGAAGACTGTAAATCGTCATTCACCCTACTAGCGAAACTTGGTGAATTTAAATAAGGTTGTGTTGAGGAAGCTGGGCTACCTAAATAATTTACAGCTCCACCTGTTACCCCATGTTTTTTACAAACACTACTACAGCAACACCCTAAAGTCATTACTCATTATTTTCTTGTTCTGCGACAGCTTCTGATGCAAGCACAACTATATTGTATTTATTTCCGCTATCATCACAATATTTTACTTTTCTAAATTTCATTGTTAGATCTTTATCTTCTGTGTCAGATTGCTTAAATTCAATATCTACAATTTGATCAGATCTTGCATCAAAATTTATATAATCTTCATGTGAAGACTCCATACCAAGTACGTAATTAGCGGCTCCACCTTTTTCCGATATGGATACATAATAACCCGCACTTGAACTCATTGGTTGCATATTATCTATTTAGTAAGTTTTTTATTCTTGATGTTGTAAATTTTCTATAGTCTCTTAATTTAGCTTTTTCAGAAAAAACATACGAAGCTGTTAATTTTCCATCCACTACATTTATAGACATTGAATCAACATATTTTAAATTATCTGGAGTTATCTCTAACATTTCATTTACTAATGAAAAAGACATTTTTTGTATATACGGAACCCCATACACTGCATCACCACATTCATAGTTATATTGTTGAATTAAATATTCACTATCTTGGTTTACTCTAACAAAAGAATTCTGGTTTTGATCTTCCATCCAGGAGTAATCAATTTTTGTATGTTTTGTTCCTCTATTTAGAAGCCAAGCATCCGAAGGAGGCTCTTCCCCCTGTTTCCAATTTGTTTTACAACCTGTCCATGAACTCTTCCTATATACTATAGGTTGAGCCGCCATACGGCTTCTCTGAATCTCTGGGTCAGATTGATCCCAGGGCTGTCTTCTTCCATCTGATCCTACATTAGCTCTTTCATAATAAACACCAGTTTGTTTAGTTCCAGAATAATGAGCTGTTCCACCCGACGCTCTTCTTTCTTTTTGGCTCTGTATCGCATCTACAGCTGTATTTAAAAAATCTTGAGCAACTTGTTTTAATTCTGTCTTATTTACACATGCAACTCCATTGAATCGTTCTCCTTCTTCAGCTCTTACGGAAGGAGATGTGTCTATTTTCGTCTCTAACCCTAAATAATTCACATCGCTTGCGTCTATGGTTGGCATTGGTAATGGCCCATAATCAATGGCAACAACACCTTGGGTGAAATTATATTCATCATCATTTCCTCCTATACCTATTTGATCACCCACCGTAGTACCTTTATCAGCCGAACAGGCTACTCCCAATGACTCTATATCCGCAGTACCAGGAACAAACATTAATGAACCTCCACTAGTTGTGACCCAAGATCTTGACCCTAAAGGGGAATCGGCAGTCCCAAAATTTTCAAAACCAGCTGATTGCAGATTTCCAAACATAGCACTTTCTCCATCAGTGTCTCCTTGAGCTGTTATATCTTTACCATCAATTGTAGAAGAATACCAAATTCTATCAGTATTCTGATAGGCGCATACATGACTATCTTCAGCTGTACCTGAAACACCCAGCTCCTGTCTTGCTCTTTCTAAAAAATCTGCACCTTTAAGTTTGTCATTTACATTTTTATAATACGTTCCATCCATTCCATAAACTGTTCTAGCCCAATCACCATCTATCTCTTCAGCTTCTGAGCATACCACAGCAACTCCAAGCTCTTGAAAAACAGGATGATCTCCAATCAGATACCAGGCTAGCTCTTTATCATCCGCCTCATCTCCAGCCGATAAAGAACTTGATAAATCAACATCATCGCTTATAAACCTTAATTTAGGCACAGCTCTAAAACTTCCTGAATCATTATAAGCTGGAGCTTCGTCTTCAATATCATAGTCCGTTTCTCTAGGATATCGCCCAGGTCTTCTGCTCAACTTTTGATATGAATGAGACACAGCTAAAGAATAATCTGTTTCTATTGACGAAGAAATCGCATTATCAGGAACTGTAATCCCTTCATCCTCCATAGCTTCTATTTTTCCACTTATTTCCGTAAAATCAAAATATTTTGCCCCCCAAAAAGAATTAGAAGTAAAACTTTTTCCAAAAGCATTACCGATCCCACTAAGAACATCTGCAAAAGTTCCAGCATCATTAAATAAGCCAGTAAACCCTTCTGCATTTTCTATTTCTATATTCAAGCCTGCATTATTTTTTAAAAACTCTTCTATTTCTCTTTTTAAACCTCTTTCCCCTGCTTTTACTATTGAGGTTCCCGCATTAAAACTATAATAAAAAGATCCATACTCAACATAAGGATGAGGTATTCCTGGCGTATGATTTTTCTTATACGAATCCCTAGAATAACCGTTTATTCCAGAAACGTTATCAAAGGATACTGATTTCCAGTTTCTGGTAACAATTGAGCCATCAACCCTAACATAACCATATCCGTTATTTATTTTATGATACCTACTCCCTTTATGCCCCCATAAAAAACTTCTCTCCACAAGAACATCCCTTTGTCTTCCATCTAAATATCCACTCGTAGTACCCGTAACATTAAACCACTCTCTCCCTAATAACAAATCAGCAAATGATTCCGCTCCATTGTAACTATCTCCAGGAGCTACAAAAAATGAGTTAAACTTTAACCACACAGAATCTATAAAAGTGCATGTTGTAATTACTCCAGATGAAGATTTTGCTGTTTGTATAGATACTAACTCCCAGCTTTCAGAGTTCCCAAAATTAAGACCAAACTCTTCAACTTCCTTTAGTGCGGTTGAAGCTAATTCTTTATGTTGCTGAATTCCTGTTTCAGGATCTCCAATTAGGCTAATTTCTAAAGTAGGCCCATTACTTGGAGACATTGTTAAATTTATACCTTGAAATTTACTACAAAAAGCATCACTTTTCTTGATTACACAGCTACTCATTATACATACCCCTTGTAATATGTTCTACTTTGACTAAAACTACAATACTGAGAATTTTCATTAAAAGAGTTAGACTCTGTTTCTATATTACTATAGTAAGAGCCAAACAAGTCATTTTCAATAGATAAAAATTTTTCATCAGCTTTTTCTTTTAATTTATTTATAGCCTGATCTTTTGTTAAACTTTTATCTGTATAATTTCCACTAACTTCTACAGAAACAGTTCCTACGGTTATCCCATGTTTTGTAACTATATATTTATCCATTCCACCTCCAAAATTCATATCAACAGAGTATCTATCCACAACATCATTAATTTCACAACTTAAATTTAAATTTTTAAAATCTTGAACTTTTTCTTTGTTAGTAAAAGAGTAGGAGAAGGATATAACCCCATTAGACTCCTGTTCATCTATTTGTCTGGATTCTGGTTCCTGATTTAAAGTAATTCCCGAAAAAATTAAATTTAAAGACTCTTGAGCTTCTTGATGAATCCAGCTTCCATAAGAACTTGAATCATATGGCTTATTTTCAAATTCATTTTTAACCATCGCCCATCTACTTTCATTTCTTCCACTAGCTGTAATCTCTCCATCTACAGAGACTTCAAATACTCCTCCCTCCTTTTCTGATATATCCACTGAGCTTTGAATGCCAATACCGCATGAATTTCTAAATGAATTTTTTTCAAAAGTCATTCTAAATTTTATTAAATTAACTTCTTCAACTTCTGAAATTTGTATTTGTTGTGGGATGTCTGAATAATTTAAATCTGCAGTTTTTTCTATTAGCTTCTGATGAAAATCAATTTCTTTAAATTTTTCTTGAACATCTGAAAAATTAAATTCCATTCCTAATTGTAGACTGCCTGACAAATTTGCTGTCTGAATTTCCCCAAATGAATTAGCTTCATCTATTATTAAACTAAAAATTCCTAAATCATCATTACTAGATTCTTTATTAGCTAAAAAAGTTCTTTGAACATTAAAGTTGTTTTTTAATCTATCGATGGATTCAACCCTATTTATTGAATGTAAATTTAAACCATTAAACTCTTCTGGTAGATTTATATCTTGAGACTCAATTGATTGAACAAAATCTATAGCATTCTGTAAAGCGTTAGATATACTGGATTCATTATTTTGATTTATTCCTGAATAGTTTTTTGTGTTTAATCCATCAGCTGATATAGTTTGATCAATAGTATAATTTCCGTTTTCGTCTCTGGATATCTCTATAGAGTTAATTGGTTGTGTAACACCATAAAACTCTTTATACATTAGTTCATCATAAGAATGAATTTCTATTGAATAATTCAATACGCCAGCATAATTAGCTGCTGGAAAATCAATTTTAGCTATTTCAACAATTTTTCTTTCGAATATTATTTTAGAACCATCTATTATTTTTAAATTCTTAAAATTTTCAGAAAAATTATCAATAATTTTATCTCTCTTTGATGATAGTGTTGATATTTTATCACAGCTGTCTGAGTTAATTAAACCATGCAAAATAACAATTTCTTTCATCCCAATTTTTTTTCCAAAAACAACGTTTTCGGATGAAAACTCAACTGATGGTGTAGCTATGGACTCATCATTAAATATATTCTTATTATTATATAAAATTTCAACACTCATTTTATGTAGTTTGGGTTTCTGTTGATGTTGGGCAGCTCTGTAAATATTCTACATATGCGAAATTTATTTGCTCGTGCTCTGATAGACTGTATATACAGTTTTTAACTATATCATCAAAATGATATCGCTCGTCATTATATTCAGATCGTAAAAAGCAAGATTGTACCCCAATAACATCATAACAACCCTGCCCGCTACTATCTCCAAATTCATTTTCTGCCCTCTGGTTTATAGTTAAATTTTGACCATCCGCTGGTATTTCTAATTCAAGCACAGTACTTTGAGTCGCATTTAAACTAGAACAACTTTCAAATATCATAGGACCTGCAAAAAACTCTGTATTTGATAGATCAGGATGAAAAGAATTATTTTCAGAATTTTGTGAAATTTTTGAATTATGATCATAATTAGAGTCTTTATGATTGTATTCAAATTGACCTAAATTTCTAAAACCTCCTATGAAATTAGAGTTATTGATAGTCTCTTGAACCAAATCTGCAACAGTTAGATTCCAAAACTTTGGAATATATATTGTATGAAAATCGCATCTTTGAGCTCCAAGATCAGGAGGAGATGCGCCAGCATCTGATTCAAAAATTAAATAGTTAAAAGCTTGACCTGATCCAGCTTTAACACAATCTTTTACTACATTATTTTCAGCCCAACTAGGATCTATAAGGAATGTTGGATCACCCGAAGAAAAGACAGAGCCTCCGTCATCCCAACATTTTTTACCTCCATATATATCGCCATCAGGGAAGAGTTTTGCAGCAGTATCATTCCAGTTTTCAGGAATATAAACTTCATGGAAAACTCTTGATGTTGTATAAGTATATGTAAAAGTTGGTTGAGTCCCTCCTTGTGTTGCACTGTAAGTTGGGGTTTCTAATATTACTGTATTTGTTTGAGTTAAAGATGGTGTATCTGTTATTGTTAAAGTTGGTGTTGGTTTTGGAGTTCCCAACTCTAAGTCAAAGTTCCATTTAAACCCCCCATCTGTTATTGGTGTGAATGCCACCCCTTCTTCTGATAATTGTGTTGTAAAAGAAGATGTTGGAGTTCTTTCGTGTAAAGATAAACTTAAATCAAATCCAAAATCAGGATCTACCGTATCAGTAGGCACTACACATTCGGAAAGGTCAACTATTTCTCTTGTATAATTCAATACATCGTTCTGATAATCAAATTCATATATTTTTTCAGCAAGAAATATATTTTCAGACTCAGGGGAATTGCCTTCTAGTAAATTTTTACTCAAAAGGATAGCTTCTGCTGCATTTTTAATATTTTTAAGACCTTGACCCTTTTTCCCAGTAACTTGTATGTTTATTGTTCTTGTTTTAGCTGTTTGTAGAGCTCCTAATCTTTGTAAAAAAGTTGAACAGTTTACAAAAAAAGCTGCACCTTGTTGGGTTGATTCATTTTCAGTTATAGTTAGCTCGAACTTTTTAACCACATTTTCTATATCTGAGTTTGGCATAGTATAACCAACTTGATTTGAGAATTGCAGCGAAAATTCAAAACTTCCAGTCAGGTTATCTATTGATACTTGTTTCTCCACCTCCTTGAAAGTATTACTATAAGACCTTCTTGTGGCTATTTCAGATACTTGACTTGCAGATTGATTCACTACATTCTCTATAGCTTTTTTTGAATTATTAATTCTTTCTGCCGTCGTTGAACCATGCCCAATAGATTCACCGTTAATAGTTATTAATTCAAACCCATCTTGTTCCTCTATTGATACATTACTATCTAGAATATATTTAAACGATCCAGATTTTTGAAATTTCGGGGAATTTGTATATTTTAATGATATATTTGCAGAATTTGTTCCGTATTGATAATTCACAGAGGAATACAAAGGCTCCTCAAAAATTTGATTTTCAACTCCAGGAGTTGCGCTAGGGCACTGATAAAAAAATTGTTTTGAATAACTATTTAATTTAGAAGATATTCTTGAATTAGAAGAATTTAAAAAAGATTGCGTAAAACTCTTAAGTGAATTATCGCTTTCATCTTTTAAGTTTACTAATAAAGTATCTTCTGTAATTTCTATAAACCCTTCTTCTGTTACATTAATAGATACATCGCTACGAGTGGAGTACTCTTTATTACTATCCAACTTATCAATTCTTAAATTTCTACTAGAGTTATATTTATTACTTATATGATCGAATGATTCACTTTTTCCAAAATCATTAAAATTAATAACATTTTTATATTCTCCTTGATATGTGTTTGAGAGTATAGGGTAATTTATACTAGATGAAAATATATTACTAGCAAATTCTCTAGATTTATTTATAGGTAATTCATTTGTTTTATATAAATATATATTATCAAAAAAAGTATTATTATCTGTTGATGCAATTAGTTCAATTTTTACATCCTGATTAGCTACATTATTTATTTCAATATAGTGTTGTCCAGTAAACTCTTTTAAATCTAAAGTTTCTTGTTGAAATTTAACCTGACAATCGTTATAAGTCTGAGAATCTTGCCCTAAATAATCAAAATATAAAGAGTATCTTCCTGTTGTTAAATTTATAGTAAAACTTGATTTTTGATTTGCAGAAACTTTAATAGAACCATTTCCTTTTCCATTTAGGTTTTCTAGTGCTCTATCTTGCACTGAAGAGTTTGACCATATATTTTTTCTATTTTCCAGTAAAGATTCTCTTTTTTCAAAACTACAGGACACCGAATGCTGAATATCAAGAGAATTAGCTGATTCCGAAAAGCTAAAATTTTCTGAAAAATCTTTTAAATATTTTAAATCTTCATTTTGAAGACCTAATTGCTGGGCTGTTTTTATATTATTTTTATCGTTAGTTGTAAAATAAATTTCATCAACACTTCCAGCTTCTATAATTTCTATTGATGCTGTAAAGTTAGCATCTCTAATAAATTCTCCAGATACAGCAAAACTAATAACAGAGCCTTCTCCATGACTTACTCCATTTATAAATATTTCTTGATTATCATTAATTATTGAATAATCAGAAGAAGATGATGATAACTCTTCAGAATTTAACCTTTTATATTCCTCAAAAATACTTTCAACTCCAGAAGGGTTTTGTAAATCTAATAATAATCCAGATATTAGTATTTCTTTTTTGTTACTTTTAACATTTTCGTTCCCGATTTTTTCTAGAGAAGATGTTAAACTTAATAAGTTTACATTTTCAAATTGTATTGACATAATATATTATTGGCCTCCTAATATATTATTTTTATCTATTCTTTGCGCAAGAACAGATTCTAAATATCCAATAATCATAGGATCTTGCAATGCTTGCACTACCGATTGCTTAACAGCTGGTTTTAGATTTCTATTTATAGCTTCATTATTAAACTCGAATCTAACATCCCCTGTTACAGTGTGCTTCATAACCACTTCATTTAATTGCTCAGTTAACTGTTGTGGGAAAGATAGTATTGTTTCATTCACTGCTTCGAATAAAGTTCTAGAAGTGTCCAGTCCCTCAGTATTTAGCATTACAGATTCGTTAAAAAGGGCCATTTGTTCATTCAGGATGGATTGATTCTCTAATAAAAGCATATTTGTTTCATTAAGTCTGTTGCTGGTCTCAATTAATAATTTATTACTTTCAACTAAAGGTTGGTTTCCTCCTCCGCCGTCACCGTTGCCACCTGGAACTGGTTGATCACCTTTAGGTGTATTATTTAAAGATTGTACTACAGCCTGACCAACTGCTTGAGCTATCTCTCCGTAATTATTTAATTTTATACCCTCTGACCTCTGCTTCAATAATTCATTTTGAACAGCTTTCATTGGATCTTCTAACCTAGTATAATCAGCTTCTCCAAGGAGTTTAGTCTGCTCTAATATTGATTCATCAATTGCTTGCACAGCCTTCAAGTCTTCCACAGCTGTATGTTTCAATTCTTCCATTTTTTTTATAAGATCTGGACTTACATTATTAGCTCTAAATGTCTCAATAACCTTTTCTAAATTTCTAATACCTACCACAAAATTAGCTTCATCATTACTCATTCCAGTAAGTATTTGTTGTTGCACTCCTAGTATTTCAGCCAAACGTCTCGCATTTTCAACACTTAGAGCTTTCTCATCCATTGTATCTACAGTATTATCGGCAACGTAATCTCTTGGCCCAAATTCCCTATTTAGTAACTCACCAGTTCTTTCATTTCTGTATACATCTATACCTTCTCCAAGATCTGCGACATTTTTCAAATCTTCCTTGGATAAAAATTTACCACCTATTCCCTCCAACCTACCCCTACCAAGTTCAGCTCTTTCAAGTTTTCTATTTATAGCCGCTTTTTGTATCTCAATAGCTAATTTTTGCATACTTAAACTGCTCATCATTGCTGCTTTTTCTGCGATAGCATTACCCTGTCCTCCAATAACCTGCAACTTACCTATAAATTGTTTTATTTCTTTAAGAGATATGTTTCCATCTTCATTACTTTTTAAAAACGCTGTATAAGCATCCTGCATAGCTTGAGTACTTTCTTTTGTAGATTTCTCAAAAAATTGAGCGAAACCAGCTTGCCCAGTCAATACTTTTTCCTTCGCTTTAACCCCCTCCCCTTGCAAGAATGATTTTGATGCATCAGAGGGCTCGAATTCAGCTTTAGGCATTGAATTGCTTACAAGATTTATTAATTCACTTTTTAACTGTAAATTGCTATCCGCTTTAATCTTTGAAACTTCATTTTCAGCTCTTCGATCAATTCCTTCGTCAGGAGATCTCGATCCACCATTTACTTTAAAATCATTAACAGCATTCCTAACCTGAAAAGAAGCTTCCAGTCTGGCTGAAGCTAATTCTAAATTGTTCTCAAATTTAGTTAAAATGTTATTTATTAACTCTTGTTCTCTTATGAATTTTTGGTATTCTGAAATTAAAACCTCTTTTTGGTTTTTTAACCTCATTTCTGTATCCTGAGCTTTTTCTACAGCATCAGAATATGCATCAACGCTTTGGGCAGCCTCTCGCTGGGATTCTATCAACTCAGAAAGCAATGCTGATCCTGCCAAATTAAATTCTCCATCTTCACCTTTTATAAATCTGTTCATATTATCTACAGTTTCATTGCCTCCTTTATATTTTTTTAACGACTGCCCTACTTCTGTGTCTCCAATATTAGAGCCTAATTCAACTAAAGTTTTAATAGTTTTATCTCTTAAATCATTAGCGACTTCATTTTCCATCTTGGCAATTTGTGCATCAAGCTCTAAATCTTCCTGCCTTTTAGCTGTAATAGCTTCAGGAGTTAATCCCCTCAAATCAAAGCCTCCTAAACCTGCTGAACCATCAGATAATTGTTGTATCACTTTATCACTTGCCATTATTTCAATCTCTTTATCAATAACTTTATTAAGCTCAGCCCCTTTATCCTTAGCTTTTGCAAATTCGCCAAACATAGGATCAGCGCCCTTAAGCATTCTTTTATTGAAATCATATGTGCCATTACCAAAAGCACTCATTGTTGCGGCTGTAGTTGCTTGAACTGCACTCCCAAATGAACTCGTAACAAGGCTATTAGGTTTAGAGTATTCATCCGAATTAAGATCCTGGCCCATTTTAATTAATTGATCTTGAACAGTTAAATTCTTCTGAGCATCTTGCATGGTACGGTTAAGTATTCCTAATTTCTCTGAAGTGCTTAAACTTGAATTCGCTAACTCTCTCATTCTTTGAGCTTGTTTAGGATCAGATAAGGAGTTAATAGAATCTCTAATTTGTTGATTAGCGCTCACTATTCCCGAAACATCTCCCATTTCAGTGGAGTTTTTTAAATCAACTAGTGATTGTCCAAAACTTTCTAGCTTACTGACATCTTTAAACTCTTCGTCAAGCTTCTTTTTTGCAGCAGCTAAAGCCTTAAAAGTCTTTGATTGATCCTCTTTTACTCCATACTCAGCCATCCCTTTTATAGCTCCGCCTGCTCCTCCCACAATCATTCCTGGAGCCCCAAAAGCTGCACCGTATGACAATCCAGTTAAGGCATTTGTGGCAAGGCTAGCTCCGCCTCCAAGTTCTGGCCCCTGCCTCCCGTCAGCAATCATTTGAGCCCCCATCGGTCCCATGAACATAGCTCCCATAGCAAGCCCGCCCGACTTCCCCTTCAGGTTTTTATATCTTTGTGAATTTTCAGGGCTTCTAATATTACTTACAAATTTTGAAAAGCCTTTTTTTCCAGCGTTTCTTTTTTTGAATTCTTTTTGCCTTTGGTTTAGTTCGTAAGCTTGATTTTTATCAAGATCTGTGTAAGGGTTTATCAAACCTGATCCGCCTAGAAATCTACCATTTTTTCTATCCTGCTCTAAGTGGAATTTTTCTTGTCTTTTTCTCTCTCTTATTTCTTCTATAGTCATTGCGAAAGAAGGTACTCCGTGAGTTTTAGGATCAATACCTTTTGCTTCAGACCTATTAATTCCTTGCTGCACACCCATAGGTTCATCTACGGTATTAATAACCGCTAACCCCATTGGATTCATTGAGTTCTTTAATTTAGAATGTTTTGATACTTTTATTTTATTAGAGGATATACCTCTTTGTTTTAAAGCTTTTGTCTCTCTTTCTATAGCTTCATCTAATGCAAAATTAGGCATAAATCCGTTTCCGAAATTTCTAATTTTCCCTCTATAATTTGGGCTTGCTGAATGCCGCAAGTATTCATTATCTAAATCTTTAATTGAGGAAATTTTCGCCTTTTGTTTATTATAGTAATACGTTAATTTATTTTTTGTCTCTTCGGGTAATACCCTGAATTGTTTAGAATTTAAAAATCTTTTAATATTATCCAAATCTTCTAAACGATGTCTTCTGCTGATTTTAAACACTTGCTTTCTATCTGTTGAAACAAGCGGTCTACTTTGCATATAACGACCATCCTTAGAAGCTTGCACCTTTTTATTAAAATCTGCAATTCTAGTACTTAATTTTGAAAATTCTTGTCCAGTCAAACCTTGCCTAACTTTTTTTTGTTGATTATTTTTTAAAATTAAATTACTAAAACTAGACTGCTTATCTGAAAAACTTCTCATAACTCTAGAGAAACTAGGTGTAAACCCAGAAGCAAAAGATTTTTTAGGCACTATTCTTTTTCCTCTCATTACATAACCCGTTTCTTTAGGTATTACTTTTTTATTACCAGCCCAATGTTGAGGTTTTGCATACTTACGATAATAACTATCTAAAGCTTTTTTCTGTATTTTTATTTCTTCAGCATTTCTTTCTAGCCTTTTAAGCTGTTCTAAAGATGGATCAGAACTCCTGCCTGATAATATATCCATTATCGATTGCTGGTTTGATGCAAAGCTTCTCTTTATTTCTTGATTTTTAAAACTATAAACTTCAGCATCTTTCTTTGGTAAATACATATAATTTTTACCAGTATCAACCTGAACCCCTCTAAAAGTTTCTTTTACAGATTTCTGTATTTTATTTAAACCAGTTATTCTGCTAGAAAAAGCTGCAGCTTTTCTAAAGTGCTCAGAAAAATCTATTTTTCTTTTTTCCCCTGAAATTCCGTAATCAACATCAGCATATGGATTTTTCATACCTTTATCGAAAGAGAAGGTTTTTGATAAAGTCTTTCTAGGTTCTTTAATTAGAGATTTTCCAGCTTTAACTATAGAACTTTCATTAACCCATTTATTGAAAGCGAACTGCGCCTTATTTGAAATTTTTGAAGATCTTTCAGTTTGTAATGGATTTTTAATATATCTTTTTTGTCTTTCTATTGCAGATAAATAAGGATTTTCTGTCGAACTTTTTGTTGGTGAAAATATTTTTTTACCAAGATTTGAAACTTTATTAAATGTATTTTCAGCTCGCTGTCTAACCTGAAGTCTTTCTGAAAAATTTCTCCAACTATCACTTATGGATTGAGGTGCATTTTTAATTTTTCCTGTTTTTTCATTTACTATTCTCGAAACTTGTTCTTTAATATTTTTTTGTTTTTTTCTTAGCGATAAAATTTCTTTTTTAATTTTACTAGCTTGATTAGCTGGCATATTTTTAATAGCTTCTGCTTTTGTCTTTATTGAGCTGGTTATTTCATCCCTCTTTGACATTAAAGACTCAAACTTCCTAGATATTGATTGTCCATTAAATTTTTGTATCAAATTAGCTAACTGATCTTTTCTTCTTGCAGTCATTTGATTTACAGAGCCACCTATGTCTTGATATATATTTTTAATTTTATCTTTTTGCTCTATTATAGATCCTTTAATGTCTATTTTTTTTGCCGCTTGCATTTTCCCCAGCATAGCTGTGTTTTGCGATAATCTTTTGAGTGATATCCCCCCAGAAGAGCCTTCTCTACCTTTTTTGGTTATTGCTATTGTTGACATTAAATTAGACAAAGAGGCATCAGCAACCCCCCTGAATCCCTTGCCTCCAAATTTCGTAATAACATTTTTAACTCCTTGAGGTTTAAGTTGCAGAGTGTGCTCTCCATTACTTAAAGCTTTACCTATCGTAAAGGAAGGGTCTAGTGACTGAACTGATCCCGTTTGCTTATTAGTTCCTAATTTTATATTTTTTGCTACAGATCTTAGATTTTGACCTAATTGTTGTTTTTCTATATCTATAGTAGGTTTAAATCCAAGCCTTGATAGAAGACTTTTACCTGCTCCATATCTTTGAGCATCAAGCAATTGTTTATTTACTTTTTTTGTTACAAAATCTAAAACTTTTTTATTGCTTACTATTTGATTAATTATAGCTTTATTATTAAAATTTATTGGCTTTCCATCTTTTAATATTCCACCTTCTTTATCGACACTAATATTCATATTAGTTGATACTCCCCCTATATTTTTCGATAAAGCTTGTCTAGTATGATCTTCTAACCCAAAACCTATTTCTTTAGCGAAATTAGGTATATAACCTTCAGATAAATGATTTATTACATTATTCGAATATTGAGGGCTTAAATGGTTAGATTCAAAATTTGGGATAAATCCTTCAGAAAAATTTTGCTTAAACCCTTGAATTATGTCATCTATTTTTTCTTTTTTTAAATATTTAAGTTCAACCTTAAAAGGTCGGTCTTGAGGAAGTGGGTTATTGTAATAATTTTTTCTTTCATAAAAACCTGCATTTCCTAATTTTATTTTTTTACCAAGCTCGTAATCTCTCTTTTTCTGAGCCTCTAAATCTTGTTTCTCTTTTTGTAAAGCTTTATTAAAGTTTTTGGATACATACGGAGGAATGTCAGACCTAGTTGATAAATATTTAGAAAAAGATTCTACTTCTTTTAAATCTCCTTGTACTCTCTGATATTTAGGGCTTATCCATTCAGTTTTTGAGCTTTCCCAGTCAGGGGTATTAAACTTAGCTTCCTTAAATTTTTTCCCTTTAAATAAGAAATTGCCTTTAGGATCTTCTATTCCTTTTATGTTCCTAATTGATGTAACTCGTTTTATCCCACCTCTCATCGCATAATTTGGAATAAATCCTTTAGAGAAATTTTTGCCAATCCAAAGATTCTCAAGTCTTACTAATTTATCTTGTTTATGAGCATTTCGCCCTAAACCAAACTGCCTCAGGGATTTAATCAATTTTCTTTCTTCTCCAGGTAAATATTCTGCCTGATCCCTTGTTTTAAACTTTCCAGACTCACGATAATAATTTTCTTGCCTAAATCCTTCTACCCTCTTTCTTAATTGAACGGGGTTAAAAACTCCTTCCATTTGCATTTTTGGAATATTTTTTGAAAGCCTTTTCCTGTCTAATATTTTTTTTGCGGACAATAAAGCTCTTGGGATCCTGGGTCCAATTACAGAACCAGCATCTATTTTAGTATAAGGTCTCCCAGATTTAGCTGCAGATTCAATTTCTTTTATTAATTTTTTATATATACTTGAACCAAACTCACCCTCATTAGCTCTGATGTGACGCACATTTAAAACACGCTCTTTACCCCTGTTCATGTCATAAACATTGCTACTCCTACCAAATCCTGGTCGTTTAACCATAAAATTAGGCACAAACCCTTTTGACATATTTGGTAATTTTTTTCTTGAAGGGCCAAACTCTTTTCTTGTTTTTCTGGATACTTCTTGTTGTTTCTGTTTATCTGTTTCCGATATCTTTTGTCTTACATCTGGAAGTTTTAAAACTTTTTGAACAAAATCTCCTTTTGTTCCTTGACTTATCCCTATTTTTGCATCAGCAAAAGGAGTGTAGTAACCAAATAAACTTTGGAGAGCTTTATCTGGAAAGCCTGATATGTCGAAAGTAGCATTGTTTTGAGAAAATAATTTATTTTTTCCAATAGAAGATAAAGCTGTTTCAAAAACAGATCCTGCAGCGGAACCGACACTTCCTGCATTTGCCATTTTTGTTATTGGGTTATTATTTGAAGCAAACCTTCCTCCAGATAATTCACTAGCAAGTTTCTTAGATTCGCCTAGCATTAAGTTTTTTAATTTTTCTCTAGTTTTTGTCTCTGTACCCTGCAGGCTCTTATTTTTGATTCCTTCAATTCTGTATTTAATTCTTGTCTTATTTCCATCTTTTGGAGAGTGAATAGTGTCAACTTTTTGCCTAACATTATTTCTCGCAACCAACATCGTTGCTTGCCTACTTGCGTCAATAGTATTTATTTGATTTCTTTTTCTTTTTGTCTCTATTGCTTGGTTATTCATAACATCTTTGTTATACCTAGCTTTAAAACCTAAAAGAGCTTTTTGCTCTTCACTGGAGAAATCTTTAATAGTCAGTTTTTCATTGTTTAAGTTTATCGGCTTGCCCTCTCTTAAATTTCTAACCCTTTGAACACTTACAAACCCTCTTTGGGTAGCAACTCCAGATTTTGAAAAGTTCGGGACATATCCTTTTGTTAAATTTTTAACATACTCTGGGACATACCCTTTTGAATAATTAAAATTTACCCCATGAGGGAATAGGGGGTTTTCAGTTTGTTGATCTTTTGGTGAATTTTTTTTCTTTGCTGTTATTTTACTTTCCCTAAGAACTGTATCTGATGGAGTTATCATATTAATTCCACCAGAAAACATTGTTCTTCCCCCTTTAGTTAAATTAATCTTGTCGGTTTTATTATTCTTAATTCCAATTTTTGGTTGATTAAAGCTAGCTTGAGAATTAGTTAAGGCTAGTAACCACTCTGAAGCAGCCTTTTTTAATCCCACTATTATGTTCTGCTCTGTTGTGGCTTTAGTTTCGAAACTTTTTTCAGATTTATTTTTTTTGCTTCTCGCAGTTAAATCCATGAAGGCGTTTTTTCCTGTAAATTTTATATCAGAAAATCCAGATTTAGCTAGGTAATTTTTACTCTCCATTTCTCCAACTAAACCTTTAGCTTTTCCTGTTAATGTCCCAAAAGCTTGATGGACTGCATAAGGTCTTTTACCGTAATAAGGTCTTTTCGCTATGTTTTCTGCGGATTTAAATATCCCCTTGTAAGACCCACTTTTTACAAGATCCCCATATGTTTGTTTAATTCTTTTTACGGCGTCTGGATTGATTTTATATTTAGTTAAGTTTGGATCTTTGTTTTTTGGATCTCTTACTATTAAACCTTGAATTTGACTATTGCCCTTAACTATTTTATTAGCTTCTTTCTTGAAGTGATCATTGTCATGACTCATTCTGTGAACATTCAACTTCCCAGTAAATACATCTGTTAAGTCTGCATATTGAGATATTATTGATCCACCTCCATCAAACCCTCCTAGCTTGGAAGCTGAATAGCTATATGTTTTTCCACTTAAGCTTTGTCCATATTTTTGTCTCGAAAAATTTGGTATATATCCGTCCGCTGCATTTACTTTTTTAGCTCCATTTGGTAATCCATATTGTTTAGCCATATCTCTATTGAAAACAGCATCGGCTCCAGAATTTTTAAAATTCTTCACAATCCACTCCCCTGTATTTACAACCACATCAGAGGATTGCCCTGGCCTCATTTTAATTTTTGTTTTTACAGGTTTATCCCCTTTTCTTGCTCCACCTATACCCCTACTGACATCTAAACTTTCTTTTTCAAATGCGGGTAAAAATCCATTAGCTAAAGATAGAGTTTTTCTGCCTTTAGCTCTCGATGATCTTTTACCCATAGGTACAAACCCTACATCTGTTGCCCCCACACCAATTAACCTAGAACTCGCCGCTATTCTTTTGATTAAAGCTTCTTGCTTCAGTCTTTCGGCTGTTTCTTGTTTTATTGTATTTAATATTATCTGTTCTTGCTTTGCTGTGTTCGAACCTGCTGCAAGAATTTTTTGATATATATTTGAATTGGTTGTTAAAATTTGACTTATTGCAGCTTGTAAACCTTGCTGTCTTTTTGTTTCTGAATTTAATCCGAGAATATCAGAAAAAGCTTCTTTCGCAAATTTTGTAACAAGACCAAATATTTTTATAAATGCAGCTCCTAAAATTACCATCCCTGGCCCAGTCAGGAAGCTACCAATTCCACTAATTAAGTTTTTTGCTAAGTTAGATCCACTGTCTTCAGAAAGTATTTCATTAAATTTTTTAGCTAAATTATTTAAAAAAGTAAGAATCTCTTTAAAGTTATCTGAAAAAGCTATATCCCCAATAGAAGAAGCTAATTCTTTTGCGCTTAAGGATGTTTGAGTGAATAGAGCTGACAGTGTTTTGTTTAACTCCTCATTTCTTTTCGTCGCTTCATTCGTTGTATTATTAGCCACATTTAAAGCATCATTATAAATGGAGTATCCACTGTTTAGATCTTGTATTAAGGCTTGCAGATTTTGAATTTGATAAACTCCAGCTAATTGCTCTGCTGTATAAGCTTTTTGACTATCAGAGAGGTTTTTATAAACATTTGCATAATCTAATATTATATCCATACCTCCACGAAAAGTTCCATCTAAATTTCTTGTAGCTACGCCAATTTCTTCCAAAGCTTCTCTAACCCCGCTTCTTTTTATTCTTGTGAAAATACTTTTAAATCCGTTACCTATTACTGATCCACCCCTCGCAGTTCTTTGCTGCACTGCAGTCACAACAGCAGCTAATTCATTAAACTCAACACCTGAAGATTGCGCAACAGCTCCTGCCCTTGATAAAGCTTCAGCTAAATCAGCTGAAGACACAGCAAAAGCAGCATCAACATTAGCCATTCTATTAACTATCTGGGTGTGAGTTATTCCTTCTTCATTAAAAGAATTAATTGCAGCTGTTAAAGTTTCTGTTGATTTTACTGTATCCAACCCTGACAATCTACTAAGTATTAAAGCTGAATTAACTCTAGCTAAAGTTTCTTCAGCACTTAAACCCTGTCTGGCTAATTCTGTCGCAGATTCCGCCACAGCAGAAAAAGATGTTGCAGTGTTTCTAGCTACATCAAACAATCCTTCCCCGAATTTCGCCATAGCAGAATCCGTAGTTTCCATAACCACCTGGATATCTTTTAGAGACTTCTCGACTTCTGCCGCTGATTGAACTATATTAAAAAAGGCATCAGATATTCCATTGATTACCCCCACTGCCGCACCAAAAGCAAATACTCTTGCAGCAGATGCGTCCATAGATTTTTGAAATTCTGAAGCTGAATTAGTTATTTTTCCTAAAGGTTGAACTATTCCAGCTGGATTAAGAGTTGGAGACATGCGCATGCGATTAACTACCCTCTGAGCAGCAGCAGCTTCAGCAACAATACTTTCCCTATATCCGCTTGCGGATGTTGGTATATTTACAACACTCATAATCCTTAAACCTAATTAGGTTTACACTATTTTTTATGAATTTTCAGTAAATCTTCCATATTCAACTCTTCTTTGCCTTGTTTTTTTGCTATCTCATGTATATCGACAGAACCTTCGGTATTAACACCCATTCTTTCTAAATCACTACGTTTTGCTCTTGCGAAAGAAAATCCATCAGATGATTTAGATTTCTCTAACAGGTTTTTAGCTTTTTCTTTTTTATTGTTAGATTCCTCTACAAACCTTAATATAGCTTCAGCATCGTCTTGAATATCTTCTGGTACTTCATAATTTTCAAAAATATTTTGAAACATTTTTGCATAGTTTAATAAATTTACTTGAAAAAAAGTTAACTCTAAAGGGGCGGCTTGAAAAAAATTTGATAAATCTTTATGAAATAAATTAAAATAACTTTTAAATAAAGGGTAGATTGAAACTTTTTTAATGTTTTTATTTGAAAATTTTTCGTTAATAATTGAGTAACTATTGAATAGTTTAGATAATTCTAAATTATCTATATATTCAAAGTCTTCATCTGTAAAAAATAATTCTTTAAGTTCACTATCTTTAAATAAGCTTTTTTTTAAGAAATTTTCATTACTTTTTCTGTCTGAATATTTTTCTGCTGTATTAAAAAATAAACTTTCTTTTTCTTTTGCTTTGCTATTTAAATCTTCTTCTATTGTTTTTATTTTTTTATCTATATTAGATATATCACTTTCTAAGAAAAGATTTTTTTTTGTTTTTTTTAAATTTTTTAATTCATTAGTTTTTAACTCTATAAGTACATCTTCATTAGGGCTCCATGCGCCCTGACTTATAAGATCTTGCTCTATTTCTTTTTTTGTTTTTAAACCCTTTTCTTTAGCTTTTTTTATGAATTTTTTTTTATCGTTTTCTATAAACTCTAAATCATTTATACAAAGATGTTTTATATATAAAACACTATCTTTATAATTTATTTTTGAAAATCCATTTTTAATATCGATAAATATACTATCAATATCTTCATCAAGCTTCATCTAAAACTTCTTGATCTTTTTTCATTTCATTCATTATTTTATCCACACCCTCCTGGTCTTGAGTGCCACCTATATACCAAATAGTTACTATAGATGATATTTTATCAATACAAGCTTCAAACAAGGGGTCGTTCATAGATTCTTTATCTAAGTAATCTGAGTATTTTTCTTCAAAACTATCTCCCTCAAAAAAGTCTTCTAGCGGATTATCCTCTTGATCTCCTTCTTGAAATCTTGATAAATGTAGAATATACCACATAATAGCTCTGTTTCTAGCTTTTACATCTGCCGTATGGTCAAATAAAGAATTTTGCACCATCTCGTATTCTGTTAGCTCTTTTTTAATGTCAGAAAGCTCTTGAATAAGTATATCTAATTTTTCTTTTTGCCTCTCAGATAATTTAGAGGAATCATTCAATATAGAAAATTGCTGAATATCTAATTGTTTTTTGTGCATTTTGTATATTAATTCAGCATAGATTTGTTGCTCTTTCTCTGACCAGACTCCACCCTGATTACCGTACTGTTTTGCGAGCATAGCTTTCGTCATTAAACCCATTTTTATGAATTTATTTAACTCTACACTGTAAAACATATCACCATCTTCCAGAATTGCTCTTCTAGGTTTTTCTATGATAATTTTAAACGGTACTTCTTTTTTGACCGATACAGTCTCCTTCGAGGTGACTACTTCCATTTTACCTGTTTCTTTATTTTTTCTTTTTGATTTTTTTTCAACTTCCTCTTCAATTTCTCTTTCTATGTTAATTGAAAAAGAGTATAGTATTTTTTTGTCGTTCATATTTGCCTTATTCCTTTTTAAAATTTATATCAAAATTATTCATATATAATAATAACTCTCTTCTAGTATCATTTCCACAATCTAATATTTTTTTTCTTATGAAATTTAACCTACCTTCATCTAGATATTGAGCTTGTATTAGAAGTTTTTCTTCTTCAGGTAAAGCGTTTTTAAGTTTCTCAAACTGATCGTCATGCTCCAAACTTAACTCTTCAACCATTTGCAAAAAAACTTTATACAAATTAGTCACAGACCTATGCACTTGAAATTCTAAAACTTCCCTTTCTTTTTCCATTATAATATATGCCTTATACCTATATGTGTTTACACAAAAAAACCCCAAGTGTGAAAACACTTGAGGTTTTAGAGGGGGGATAATTAGAAATTAATTATCAAATGGTTGGAGTATGCGGCGCACCTGAGTTCTCATCAACCTTATTGACAGCCTCCTGAATGACAAAAATACCATTTTCTGAATCATTTGCTCCACCAACTTGGGAAGAGAATGTCAGATCAACAGTTTTGTTATCGCCAATAGATGCCGAAAATGCTTGAGTATCAAGGATAGCATTTTTCATCACGTATACCAGAGCATTTTTAGCTCCGCATCTTGTGTTTAACACAATAGCGATGTCTCGTTTTTGCTCACTTCCGCATAGCAATCCATCAAGACTTCCATCAGAAAATTCAGTCATGAGAGCTGAAACACTAAGTGTCATATTTACAGGAAAGTCAACCTTTCTAGAAAATGGATAAAGACTACCTAATCTATTTAAAGGACTTCTTCCAACAGGAACTTCTAAAGATACATTTTGAACATGAATACCTGTTTTTGCTTTTGTTTCGTCTACTCCTGGTAAAACAGCTCCACCTACACTTAATTTTCCTGCTTCACCACTACCAAGATAACCTTTAGCATCAAAATCTATATAGATATCACCAGGTCTAATAGCAAAAACTTCATCTCCGCCGACCTGAATATCTCCATCATTTGAGGAAACCTGTGTAAGATCGACAGTATTGGCGATTCTGCTTCCTGTTGTAGACTCTACATTAATAGCTGGATTATCGAATGCTGATGATATGTCATTTTTGAATACAATATTCGAACCTTCGACAGACAAACTTGCTGTAGCTAACTCTCCAACAGCAGCAGATATTCCATAACTTGTGATAAAACCGTTTCCAATCCCAATTACACCATGATCAGCTTGACCTACTTTTTCTGAAGAGTGATGAACATCTTCACCTTCAGGTACAGTTACTACATAGTAATTCTTTTCCTCATTAGTTCCTGAAAGCAAATCTTTAGTAAAGGAATCTGCTCCTGTGACAGGAAATGTGTTTTTTCCTGTTGTGTTGATATTGAACCCTAAACTTGACTCTTGGGTTCCATCTGTAATATAATATGAAAAATCAAGACTTACTGTAGGTGGTTCAGTAACTTCTCTTGAAAGTGCAGCTAATTGACCAAACTCATTAATGTCTGTACGAGACACTTCGAGGTTGTAACTCATATCTTGAACTCTGTTTATCTCTTTTACATCGGATGCTACAATATTCTTTGCAGCTCCTGATGATCCATTAATATTACTAACGAAAAGAGATTCACTTTGATATATAACTCTGTCTGTTGCCATAATTTATAAAATTTTAATTAATAATGCTTATTACAGTAAAAATATAGAAATGTGAAAAAATATTTTTATCTTTGAAAAATGGCTCTTGGGTTTCTGGGCTTAGATAAATCAAAGTCTAGGAAACCTATTTTATAATCTTGTGATGAAGTAATCCTTTCTCTTGACCTGTCTGTAAGTTTAGATGCTCTAACACATTCAATAAAAACATTTGAGGAAGATCCACTAATAACATCTGAATACTTATAAGGGTGAGATTTAACATGGAAAAACTCTCCAAATGGAAAATTTTCAAATTCGATTAAAGGAAACATAGTTTTTGCAGAATCTCTAAACATCGAAAGAACTCCATCTAATGTATAATTTGAATCTGCTACTACAACAGATCTCATTCTGCATACCGTATTATCTAACCCTCCAAAAGCAAAAGGTTCATTTTCAGAATTTTCCAAAGTGATAAACATTGCTGGTACGGTATATATCGTGTCAGAAAAACCTCCATTGGTTTGTAAAAAAGTTTGATTTGTTGGCGATATAATAAAATCACTATTAATTATTACATTTTCTTCTGTTTCATCCGTAATATAAAGGTTTACTGTTTTATAAGCAAATTCTCCAGTTATGTTTAAAGTTTTGCTGGCCCCATGGATGGCGGTATCGACAAGAACCCTTCCATTATTAAAATCAATATAAAGCCCATCTGTTTTATCAAATTTTTTTGCTCCATTAATTGATACAAAATTATTAACAGACACTTTGTCTGACGCTGCTACAAATTGCCTGTAAGGGCTATAATATCCGTGGTAATTCGCAGGAACATCCAGTGTATCAACATACTCAAAAGTGTGGCTAACTGGAGCTTTAAAAGCCTCAGCAAAATAACTCAACCTATCGTCACACCAAAGAAAAAAGCTGGATAAAATTTTGTGATCAAAACCTGTTTTCATTTTATATTCTTAAATATTTTTTCTTTCAAAGAAGAGATGATTTGTGAGATATACTTTGTATTTCTAAACCCACCACTCCTCACTCTATGATTAGCTTGAATACCCTGACCTGACCTGCTGGAAAATGACATTCTATTTATATATTTTGCCAAGCCAGATATACCTCTTTCAATACCTTCAGCCCAACTTCTCCCCTGAATCCAAGGCATAGGGGTAGCTTGAAAAATCTCTTCTTTATCTGGAACTTCAACCATGAATTTAATATTATTTGACTTATAGGAGCTAGGAACAGCTTTAACATTTAATTTTCTTTTAAAGAAATATTTTACTACATCTACAGGTCTCATGCCTTCTTCAAATCCTATAAACGAAAATAAATTGCCATACCCGCCCAATGTTCCACTTTGATTAAAACCATTTGGTCCAGATTCAATTTCTTTAGTTACTGGATGATCTTCAAGCTCTTGATAAGCCTCTCTTTGAGCCATTTCAGTAGCTTGTATAATTTTTTTTTCAATAACTCTCCCTATTACTGGACCAACTTGCGTAGCTTCAATTTGTTTTAATTTAGATTGATTGATTGAGATTTTTTTCACTTAACTCCTCCTTTTTAATAGTATATTATAATAATTGACGGAAAAAATTCCTGATTTAGCTGCATCGGAAGATACATTAAATAATTCTCCATCAACTTCTATATCTGTTGCTTGTTTGATTAAATTATAACCTTGCAAATTAACTTTTATTCTTATATGGTCTGAAGGAATATCAATTCCAAGAATTTCATTCTCACTATTTTGCCTTAAAAATTCAAAATTCCCAGCATAAGCTATTCTAGCTTTTATTTTTATTTCTTCAACTGTTTTACTATTTCCTTTTTCATTTTTAATTCTTGAATATAAGGCATTATAAGTATTATTTGTTGCAATAAAGATCTTTTTTTCTTTTTTAAATATTGTAATTTCTCTAGCAAAAGTATCATGTATATCATCAAATACTTTATCGTATTTATTCTTATCAGAGTTGGGTATTAAATTTGTCATTATGTGTAGCAAGGTATAGTCATTTCACAAACCCCAGAAACAATTTTGCAACTAAAGCAAGTTGTAGAGCATGTGCATGCGCAGCACTCACTGCAAGTATCAAATTTATCCGAAGATGTAAGTTCGCTATGTCTTGTAACGAACCCGCTGTTATATTCATTTTGATTTTTGAAATTAAAAGCTGAACCTCCGCAGTCTGCTGCAGAATTAGCCCCGCACAGTTCTGCATTTACGGTAATATCGTTTAAACTATAGCATCTTCCATTAATATAAACTCCATTGGAAGGAAGTTCTCCTTCCCCTAAAGCTATATAGAATTTCTCCAATTCACTGACTGTTGAAGGACATCTTGACGCATCATTACAGGGGTTATCTTTATATTCGTCAATATCACATAATGTGTATTCAGCGCACGTACCATAACCGCATGTAGTTTCTGTTGGCGATGATGTATATGTTGGAGGAATATATTCTTGAACTAAATCGAACAAGTTGGGGTCTGTATTTGCTAATACAACATCGTAACATTGCCCGCCTACATCAATAAAAATTATATGATTATTTTTAATTTTCTTTTTTGTCGTTACGGCGGCATTTAAGGTAAAAAATTGATTGTTTATATAATATGTTGTTGGGGTTATAGATTCATCTACGGTATCATAACAAATGTTCCAATTTTTCATTGAAACTGTGTTAAAAAAAGGATTTGTTTGAGTCAATTCTATTTCATTGTTTAACCAAGCCCCATTAACAGTTTCAGTATTAATTACATCTGACACATCTTTATTACTGCAACACACGGAATTCCCTGAAGCTACAGACTCCATTGAAAAGCTATGCGCCCCACTTGATTCAAAAAGTTTATCCATATATATGGTTTCACCTTCTAGTGATCCATTTCCCTCTATAAGCATAAAATCTTTATTATTTACTTTTAATTGTACAGAATAACTTGAAGAGTTTCCTGTAGCTCTCGGCATACACATGCTAGCTCCTACAGCATCACTATGAATATTTTTTATAGTTGTTTCATTTGAGCTTTCAGAAGATGGTATTGTTATATTAGATTGCGAGCTAATACTTTGGGTTCTAAACCCATATTCACAACATGGACCTGCAGGAGAAAATGTAAAACTAGTTGTGATTGTTTCTGTCTGAGTATTAGTCTCTGTCTCTGTTTGAGTCTGAGTATTAGTCTCTGTCTCTGTTTGAGTCTGAGTATTAGTCTCTGTCTCTGTTTGAGTCTGAGTATTGGTTATAGTCTCTGTTTGAGTCTGAGTATTGGTTATAGTCTCTGTTTGAGTCTCAGTATTAGTAGATGTCTCTGTTTGAGTCTCAGTGTTGGTAGATGTCTCTGTTTGAGTCTCAGTGTTGGTAGATGTATCTGTTTGAGTCTCAGTGTTGGTAGATGTATCTGTTTGAGTCTCAGTATTAGTAGATGTCTCTGTTTGAGTCTCAGTGTTGGTAGATGTATCTGTTTGAGTCTGAGTATTGGTTATAGTCTCTGTTTGAGTCTCAGTGTTGGTAGATGTATCTGTTTGAGTCTGAGTATTGGTTATAGTCTCTGTTTGAGTCTCAGTATTGGTTATAGTCTCTGTTTGAGTCTCAGTGTTGGTAGATGTATCTGTTTGAGTCTCAGTGTTGGTAGATGTCTCTGTTTGAGTCTCAGTGTTGGTAGATGTATCTGTTTGAGTCTGAGTATTGGTTATAGTCTCTGTTTGAGTCTCAGTGTTGGTAGATGTATCTGTTTGAGTCTCAGTATTGGTTATAGTCTCTGTTTGAGTCTCAGTATTAGTAGATGTACCTGTTTGAGTCTCAGTATTGGTTATAGTCTCTGTTTGAGTCTCAGTGTTGGTAGATGTATCTGTTTGAGTCTCAGTGTTGGTAGATGTATCTGTTTGAGTCTCAGTGTTGGTAGATGTATCTGTTTGAGTCTCAGTATTAGTAGATGTATCTGTTTGAGTCTCAGTATTGGTTATAGTCTCTGTTTGAGTCTCAGTATTAGTAGATGTATCTGTTTGAGTCTCAGTATTAGTAGATGTACCTGTTTGAGTCTCAGTATTGGTTATAGTCTCTGTTTGAGTCTCAGTATTAGTAGATGTATCTGTTTCGGTTTCAGTGTTGGTTTTAACTACAGTTTTTTTTTCCGTCTCAGTTATCGTTGGAGTGTGACCCTCGTGACACTCATGAGTTTTTGTTGGAGTATAAAATACTGTTTCTGTTTGAGTTTTTGTATAACATTTATATTCTTCAGTTTCGCATCCATGTTTGTTATTTAAACAAGAAGCTTTTCCTGAAAAACCTTCTTCAAGAACTTGTCTAGGTAAAGATTTATATATATTATAATATTGAACAAACTCTTTTATTTTTACGTCAGCTTCTGCAGATATGCTTTTATAAGCTTGAGCTGCTTGAATTTTTTGTTGAGGCGTTGAAATTAATGACTGTCTTTTTATCTGAGAATCTCCTTCTCTCAGTTCAATCCAATCAGACATTGAAAAAGATGATTCGCCAGTACTGACATCGCTTTCTGTAACATTCTTAAGTACAGCTTGACTTTTTCGCTTATAATATTCTTTTAAATATAACTGAATAAATATAGCTATTTCTTCTGGACCTAACCTAGGACAAACATCAAGGTTTTCAGTAACCCGATATTCTGAATGTATTAATATATTAAGCTGGCCTATATTCGTCTCAAGCCAAGCAGAAATAGAGTTGATTAAGTTTTTTCCACCATCTTTAGATGAATCGTCATAAAACTCTGTAGAATATATTTTTCGAGCGATATCATGAATTTGACTCATCTCATAATTAAGTTTAACTTAAGTTAAAAAGTTTTTTTTGCTCTTTAGATAATTTTGATTTATCTAGAATTGGCGCAGAACTAGAAAAAACCCTACCTTTACCAGAGAATTTTTCTTTCTTAAACTCTTTTTTTAATTTATTTTTTAACGTTGTTCTGTTCCCAGAAGGGAAAACGCCAGCTCCTACAGCTAAGGATTGAAGCTCTGGTAAAGACATTGATGCTATTTTTTCATCAAACTCTTCTTCACTTGAGCTTTTAAATTTTTCATATGTGCCTGGTGTGCGCATAAGATCTTCTAAACTCCTCACCCCATTAATTGAGTTACTGTTTTCATGGCTTTTGCCATCAATGTATTTTAATTCTTTTTTTGTATTGGCTTTTCTTTTTTTCATGAAATATTGTATTTGGTTACACTTTTATAATAAATCTGTGAATAAAAAAATCCACCCCGAAGGGTGGATTTTTTAAATAGCCAGTACTTTTTGTAAGTATTAAACTACAATACCAGTAAGAGCTCTAGAGTCAAGAACCATTCTTCCTTCCTCAATAGATCCGTAATATCCGATCTTTTGTTGGCGAACGGTGTATTGATCATCAGCAGCAAGTCTGAGTTCTTGACCTGTTTCAGAGTCAAGAGCTACAGCTCTCATTAATGATTCTCTAGATCTATCAATACCAATAATAATTTGATCAGTAGCACTCGCAAATGCTGAGCCTCCATGACCAAAGTTTTTACTAGCTGCAGTAGCTACTGTAGCAAAAACATCATTGAATTTCTGACCATCACCAAGTTCATTCAACTCAGTAAAGGAAACTCCATAAAGCTCAGATGCCCCAGCATTAGAATATAACTGATTACGCATCTGCTCAGTTGCAGGAATAACACCTGCGCCAGTACTTGAAACTGTTCCAGCTGTTACTGGATCTGTAGCTGTTCCACCTCTAGTATCAGCAGTCTGAGGGCTAACTGTTAATGTAGTATCAAGACCACGAGTATTGATGGGGTTGTAAGCCATAGCACGAATTTCACCCATAATTTCAGGAGAAATAAGTAAGTCTGTAACTCCACGATTTTGAGTTACTGGAGTGCCCTTATTCCAAGCTGTATTAATGCGCTTTGCATGAGTAATCAAACGATTTACATCAGCGAGCAAGAATTGGTCAGCATTTACAGATTGAATAACATGATCTTTTTTATTTGAAGATCCACCTGAAGAAAACTCTGATTGAGCATTAGCTAAAACTCCTAAGATTAAGTTGGCAGATGTTACTTCCTGTTTAAGCATCAATTCTTGAGCTAAACGAGAAAATGTCTTGCTAACCACATCTAGACGAGAGCGAGCAGCATATCTGCGATCAAAATCCAAAGCGGTTTCCAACCTATAGGTTGTGAATTTCAATTCACTATGTGTTGGAGCAATGTTGTTTGAAGGCAATCCACCAGGAGTATTTTGAGTATAAATCTCAATATAATCTTCATCTGTAATGTCATGGTAAAGATCCAATGGAATAGAAGGGTTATCATCCTCATTAAAAGAGAAACTATTAAACATGTTACTCAAAGAAGGTGCGTTATTTATAACTTCAGCCAATACTGGGGAAATAAATTCAGCAGCAGCAGCTTGAGCTTCTTGAGCGACATTTCTGTTCTTTGAAGCCATAGCTTTAATAAGCTCGACTTGTTCTTGTGTTCTTGTTAAAGTAATATTCATTATTGTTATCTTTCTTTTTGATTATCCAATTTTAACTAAAGCAACATTCTTGCCTGCATTCTTTCCTGTCGCAAGCACTCTTCCAACTACAGGTTTACCAGAACCAGCAATTCCAAGTTTTCCATCAGCAGCAGCCTGCAAATTAGCTCCTGGTATAATAGCTGAAGCGCTACCTAACTCTGTTGCATCAACAATTCCAGCTCCACTAGCAGCTAGTCCAACTGTTATTGTGAAAAATCCACGAGTCGCTACAGGCACAGTTTCTCCAGGGAGAACGGCTTGAAACTCATCTTTCTTTACTGGGTAATAAAGAAGCTTTTCATCATTTTCATCCCATGCCATTGTAGCACGCAATGTAATTCCTAAAATTTGGGCCTCAGCCGCAGCTACAGTAACATCATGAGCTGCAGTTGGATAAAAACTTCCTTGCTTTAATGCGTATTCTCCTTGATTGCTTCCGCCGATTTTACCAAGGTAATCATCATATGTGCGGGTAGGCTCGTCGCCTCCAAGGGTTAGTTTAGTACTGCTGTTATTTACTACAGCTGTTCCACTCCAGTTACCTCCTTTTGAGAAAGTTATGTCATCAGGACTTAAGGCTGTATATTTTGAAGCCTTAACTGAGGACACATCTAAATTAAAAAGACCGATAACGTCATTTTCATCATATTGTCTAAATGGTAATAATTTATGCATGATTGTGTTTTGTTAAATATTAAAATGTTATTGTTAAGTTTTCTTTAGCGAATGCTGTTGAAAATTTTTCTCTTAAAGATTGTGGCTCTTCTGAAGATTCAGTGTTGTTATTTGGAATAACTTCTTCTTCTTTAGCGCTAGCCAAAGCTTCTTCTACATTAACTTCATTCTCAGATTCTTCTGAAGAAGCTTCGCTCTCTCCTGAGATACGTTTTTTAACTTCTTCTTCCAATCTTGTTTGAAATTCTTTTTCTTTTGCTTCAATGTACTCTTTATTTTTATGAGCCCACATTACAGAAATTTTTTCTTTATACTCATCAAACGAAGAATCTTCGATATCGAGAGATCCAACTTCTTTAGCTAAAAGCTCTCTATCCGAATCAGAAAGGTCATAATTCGCTTCAATTTCTTCCATTCTGGAATTGAATGCTGAATCCTTTTTCGTTTCTAAAATTTCATTCTTTAGAGACTCAACACTAGCTTCAGAGTTTTCAAGCTGAGTTTTAAGCTCTTCGATATCTTTTTTCATCCGAGCTTCCGCTTCATCAAGGCTTTTCTTTTGATTAGCAAGATCGGATAATTCTTGTTCATATTGCTCACTTTTGGATTTAATTGCATCTCCAATTACTCTTCCAATGTTAGCAACAGCCTCTTGAGAAAAGTTATGCTCAGGCATCTTTTCTTCAAGCAAAGCTTTAAAATCTTCCATTAATTCTTTTTTTTCCATAGTTGTAGAAATTATATTTATAGACTCTGTTACATTATTTTTTTCGCTTTGTGAAATTTTTTTTAATTTTTTTTTATCAGAAGCTTTTTCCTGGTGTAGGTCTTTATCTTGATTTTCGTTCTCTTCCGCCAAGATTATACCCTTCACATCTGCAGCTGGATTAGTTGTGAATCCGATTCCTAAAGGATAAACTTCTCCAACAACTAACCTGTAAACAGGAGTTCCGTCTTCCATCTTTCCTTCTCCTTCAAAAGAAGTTAGGAATTCTGATAACTCAGATATTACTTTTGGATCTTCAACAATTTCAGCTTCTTTGAGGTTTTCACTACCAACAGCAATTACATAATCATTAAAACCAAGTTCCCAACTCGCAGAAACACTCATGTATAACTCATCTTGAGGATCTATTGATTTTTTAACTATGTCGCCAAAATCTTGATGAGTATGAGTATACAATATAGAGCCGAAAGATAAATTAAAAACATCAAGCCCATAACTATCAATATCAGTTATTATTTCATTAGTTTGCAAATCAGAAAAAGCTGAAGAAATGATATGCCCTACGATTTGTTTTTTGTTGTGCTCTATATTTGTTGGTTTATGGATAAAATAATCTTTAATTTTTTTAGCTGTAGTGGTATCGATACCATCTCCATTTCTATTAAATTTATTAATCAACGCGCCATTAAAAGCTAAGCCAACAATATCAATATTTTTATCATAATCTATATCACCACTTTTGATTAATTCTTTAAGTGGAGACAAATCACTTATTGAAGCTATAGATTCTTGTAAAAATTTATTTTTTTTAATTTGTGAAGCTTTAACTTCTGAAGAAAACTTTGTTTTATATTTAAAATTCATAACAATGTTGTAATTGTTACACAATTTTATTTTTAAAATGAAAAACTTTTATCTTGTAATGTATCGGTATTTATCGTAATCATTATTTAATTCTAATAAATCGATATCATCACTAATCTTTAACATACAGAGCGAGTCTACACTCTTAACTATACTAAAATATTTTTTTTCCAAAGTTAATTCAGATAAATACCTTTTAGCATCATGTATTAATACGATTGGGTCTACCCCCATATCTTTAGAGTATTTTATTGTGGCTAGAGCGCAAGCTATTCTAAACCTTCCATCTATTAATACAACCTCTGGTATATCTTCTGCATTGTTTATCGCTTGACTGTATGTAGGCCACAAATTTTTTCTTGCCTCATCGGTGGGGTAGCCATACGAATGGGTGGGCCCTAAATCAATATGCTCAAACTTGAATCTTTTTTCATCTTGAATTATTTTTTCAACTTTATCCAACCATTTTCTATCAGTATCTATTGTGCGAACCTTTGCCGAAGAATTGTCGTATACAAAAACCGTACTACCTCCACATCCGTATTCAAAGTAAGTATTAATGCTTTTTGTCGTTTCTAAAAGAAATTCAATTTCTTTTTCGTTCATTCCAACTTTCAATCGCATTTTATTTTTTTTCTTTTGAGTTTTTTTGAGCTTTTTAAAGACTTTTCATCAGGGTAATCTTTATCTCCAGGTTTAGCTGGTTTGTTAAAGGTTCTCTATGTCTCATACTATATCTATGTTAAAAATATTTCTCATATATTCATTAATCTCATCATTCTTAATGACATCTTTCCATTTATTTGGATTTGACTTTGCAATTGAATGATATCTACCATTAACCTCATTAATATTCAGACTACCACCCGTGAATGATGATCCCTTGCCAATACCAGAGTTTGGCAACCCAGTAGGTACTACTTTATGTGACCAACCAAATCTATTTTCTACCTTCATTGCATAATCACTATCTGAAACTAATTTATTATATAAAATGAACTTATTAGGGTATTTATCATATAACATACAATACTTTAAATATATTTCATCACACTTACCACCCCAACAAGTATCTCTATTCGATTTTATCCTAGATGCCCATATATTATACCAATCTCTAAGGATAATAATATCATTATCTAAAATATGTGTAGGTGCGACATCCTCATACGAGGAAATTAAAACATCATATTTCCCATCTGGTGGTTTCTTTAACTCAATTTTACCACCCAACCAAGTAACATGTTGCCCTACTTTACCATTTGTAATTGCATTTTTATGATAACCATATTCAAAATGCGAAAGTATCCATTCTATGATCATGTGATTACCTGATCTCCTCAATCCATATGTATTATACTCCACCATCTTAATAAACCCCTCTCCAACTTTCAATGGCATTTTATTTTTTTTCTTTTGAGTTTTTTTGAGCTTTTTTTAAAGACTTTTCATCAGGGTAATCTTTATCTCCAGGTTTAGCTGGTTTGTAGTTTTTCCCCATCCTTTTTTTCTTTCTTCTAATGTTTTCCCAGAGTCCAGGTTTATTTTTCTTACCTTCTGATTCGTCCATTTCATCGAGTAAAATATCTTCAAGATCTTGTTCTGTAAATTCCTCTAAAGAACCTTCAACTTTTGAACCTCCTCGCCATTGCCTGCAAGACCAGTATCTAGCTTTCCATTTTGGCCCAGGGTTTCCGCAGTTATGCCTAGCTCTAAAAGATTTTCTTCTTGCAGGATCATCTCTTTTAATTTCCATGTTTGGATCTCCGAAGTTCACTTTTACAATATTCCCTTTGTCATTCTTTACATAAACAGAAAATTTCTTAGGCCCCTTTGGAGTTCTGAATGGCTTATTTAAAGTTTTACCTTTATTCTTTTCTTCAGCCCATATTTCCTCAGAAATCAATTCTTCACTTCCACAATCAGGACAGAATAAACTTTTAGCATTTATTATTTCAGAAAGATCTATATTTATATATTTTCTCATATTTTATACTACACAGGTTTTTCTCTGCTGTGAAAAAGAATTGCTGACGGGTAATCAGATAATTGATGCTTGGCTGATATTTCTAGTATTTCTTGAAGGCTGGTTAACTTGTCAATACTTTCTGGGTCTTTTACGCACGCTTTTATGCTTTCCTCCCAATCTTCACTTAAGTTGGATACAACAACAGACTCTATTAACTTGTCTAAAATATTGTTTTGATCTTTACTTAATCTTTTAACTTTAAATTTTGATTTTAATTCTGACAAACCTAAAGATCTTAGTTTTTCTATTGATTGAATGGTAGACTGAATATCTTTCCTTGAATATAGTTGGTTGGCTGTAGCACCCGTTGGTCTTCCAACTTCTTTCGGTGGGTTATTTTTTTGCTGTTGATCTGTTTTAATCACTTGTTTTTGGTTGGCGGATTTATTAATCTGTTTTTCCTTGAGGTCTCTCTCTTCTTCAGCTCCAGGAGCTTCAACCAAAGGCACTCCCCCAATTAAGGGATTGTACATACCTTTCTCTCTGTCATCTAAGTATTTTTCTTGAGCTGGCTCTAATTCATCTGCATGAGGGAAAATACCTGTCCTTATCGCCTGCATACCTTGCTCTGGAGAGAGTACTCCTATTTCCAGAAGTCGTGTTATAACTCTTTGAAATTGAACTTCGTCTTTAATATCCACTTCTTGAAATTTCACTGTTGGGTATTGTTTAAATCCCATTTTTCGAGAAAGTATTTTTACTTGAGGCATGATAAAATCATTAATAAAAGCGTTTCTCGCTTCTTTCAATCTTTCCAAGAAAATTTGAGCTTTAATTTGTGTGCTAGAATAATTTTCTTTACCTACAATAATATTTTGCAATCCTTCTCTAATGTCTTGATTTACTATTTCGTATTTATTAGGCCCTAGTATTTTGTTCACATCAGGCATTACGAAATCAGCTTTTGTCGTGTAGTCGCTAACTAATACTCGACCAACACTTTCATTTTGAAACAAGCACTGCATAGCACTTAAACTATGGGGGTTAATTCCACCTTTATCTGGTTCCGTCCCCATTGTAATTAACAGTACAACATTTTCTATTGTTCGACTTATAGCCTGATCAATTTTTTTAAGTTCTATTTTCCAGTTCAGATCATCTAACACTGGAAATCCAAAAGGGATTGCAAAAGGTTCATAATCTTGTTTTTTATAAAATGAAAAAATTAATTTTTCTGAATCTAATGGCACAAGTATTCCTGTGGTATTGAACTGCCCTTTTTTAATTGCTTTTTGAGTTTCTAAATCAAAAGAGTTGAATATATCTTGATCTTCTTTTGTGGCGGGATTTCTTAATCTTTCTAACTCATATTCTGATAATATTTTTTTATAAGCCCCAGAGTCAAAAGATGTTGCTCTGTTTGCTGTTATATCGTATGGATTCAATAATATATATCTAACAGGTATTTTACCATCCTCTAAAAACTTATTTCCTTCAGCTCCATAGACTTTATTTAGATTTAACAGATCTTTTTTATTAAACTCTCCATCTATTCGATAAAAAAATATATTCCCACTTCTATAGTACTCTCTAAAATATTGATCCTTTAATTTCCATAGATTAATTTTTTCAAACCATTTATATATAAACTTTCTTGCAGTTTCACTGCCACCTTCTAAGTATATTTCAGAATTTGAAAACTCTGACATAACATCGATAGCGTTTCGGAATATTGGTATATTCGCATAAGCTTTTTGGCATAACTCTATAGTTTCCCTTACATCAATACCATCAACACTTACATTATAAGGTAGTATACCTTCAGATATATTTTTAAATTTATCCGCTTTAATTCTTGAGCCTAATCTCCCTCTAGATTTACTGCTTGAATCTGCTGATCGAAGAGCATCTGTTATTGGCCCGCCACAACTAGCTTTTGATTCGAACAGCTGAGGTTTTGTTTTACTTGAAGCTTCGCTAACATAATAATTATCTCCACACATTATAGGCTCAAAAGAACTTTGCTCCTGTGCGACATCTTTTTTTTCAAATCTATTCCAGTAGCTTGATTTTTTTGTATATTTTCTTTTACTCATGGCTGGGTTACTTTATGATTACACGCAAAAGTTTAAAAGTGACTTTTAAAGTTACTTTATAAACATTGGGGCAAAAGTTAAATGATTTTCTTGTTTATAGTTTTTGATGTCATGGTATATTTTAACCATCCAACTACCTAAAACTAAAGCAGAATAACAGTCTTTCCTCGCTTTACTTGGCCCAGTAGTCTTTTTTAAATTTAATGGCAAATCAAATGTTTGAGTTCCTTGTGGAGATGATCTCACTTCAATCAAAGCGCATTGCCCTTTAGTATATGATATCATATCATTTTGATGTTCTATAAAATCAATCATTTTAGCCCCATCTGTTTGGCTAATTTCATCATCATTAAAATTCATAAATCTCAGTTTTTGAATCGGGATTTGCTTTCTTCTCTGGGATTGAAAATGTTCATTTATACTTCTTGATGCGAACCAAACTCTTTTATGGTCAAAATTTGCTTGAAGCAATTCGTTGGCTCTTCGGATCCAATCTGATGTAGGCTTCCTTAAGCAGCAAGGTATTCCTTCGTTAGAAAACTCTCTTTTAGCTTTTGATAGTGATTTTTGGTAATTTTCTATATCATCAAATTCTGTTTCAATAATATTGATTTTATGTTTTGAGTTTTTGAATTCAATATTTTCTTGTAGAGCGTTAATAAATTGTACACCACCATTATAATCGCCTACAATAGCTTTTATATTAAAATTATTTAATATATAATTAAAATATTGTATATGATTTTTTAAACTTTCTCCAGCCATTGCATAAACATGAACTAATGTACAAGTATTTTTTTCTGGATGTAATTTAAATACCTGCATGGCAAAGTCATCAGAGCTTTCTGATTCAGCCCAACTTGGGTCAAATGCCAATAAATATTTAGCACCTTCTTCTCCTTTCACCTCGACACTCGGATGACTACCTTCTTCTACGGTGCAAGCTTTCATTGTTGAAATCTTAAAATAGCCTGAGCTATCATCAGTAAAAATTGCACCAAATTCTCGATCATATTGACTTTGACTCATGGTTGACTTCGCTTGTTCTACCAAATTCTGATCATATAGTTGTTTTGGAGCGCAGTCATAAGAGAAGTGCATAATAGATCTAGAAGCGTTATCATTTTCATTTTCTTTTAATATAGATTGCTCAAAGTTTTCGTAAAGCTTATATAGATACTCAAATTTATAACTTGCAGACGAAAGCATAATTAGCTTATTGTTAGGCCAAACATATCTATCCTCTTCTTTCATTTCTCCGCTAGCTATTAGCTTTGTTTCAAGATTGTACATATCTTCTCTTTCTTTTGGATTTTGAACAACAGACAAGAATGGGACGATAACCTCATTATAAACTCTCTCTGGCATAAGTAACATCTCATCGATAATAATCCTATGAAACCTAAACCCTCTAAGTTTTGATCCATCTCCCAAAGGTAATGCTCGAATAGAGCTGTCGCCTATTTCCATAACCCATTCATCATTTTGCTTGGAAACTCTTGTAATACAATTTGATAAATATTTGGCTTCTGGTTTAGCAGCGATATCTTCAATTTTTTTAAAAATCATTTTTGCTTGTCGAAATGATTTAGAAAGTATACCAATATCTACCCCTTGATTCATTATTGCATCCATGAAGGCAAAAATTCCAGTAGTCCAGGATTTTGACATACCACGAGACCATATACCCAAAAAGTAATCGCTCTCAAACATTGCTTTTATAGCCATATGTTGAAATGGAAACAAATCCACCCCTGCAATTAAATTAGTACTGAAAGTTACATTCTCTTTCAAAAATTTATACAACAATATCTTAGCTTCCCTTTCTTCTAGAAAACCTTGTTTAGATTTTAGGATATCATTGATATCCTCTTTCTTTTTCTTTTTGTGTGGTTGCTCCCAAGCCATTTAAATTATTTGTTGTATTGCTTCTTGTGATATTCCAGATGGAGTATGAATTGTTTTTATACCAACTTCATTAGCATCGTCAATAATTGTTTGAAGATCATCTATTAATAATATGTTTTTATATTCACAATTAAACTTTTTTTTAGTTTCTTCTATGTGATATCTTTTAGATGGATAAGAGGGATGAATTACGATAATATCAAAAAATTTTTTTTCAAAGATATATGATAAATAATTTTTACAGATCTCTGCAGCTGGACTTGCTGAAGCTATTCCTACTTTATAACCTTTATTCTTTAAAGATTTGATTACATCTACAGCATTCGGCATCAACATGCTTTCAACTTGTTGTTTTGATAAAATCTTTGAAGCCCAACTGTCAAATCTCCATATAGTTCTATCTAGATCTATTAATACTATTTTTATTTCTTTTGTGTTCATATTTTTAAAATTCTTTTATCTATATAGTATTGTATGTCGCAGTGCCACATTTCAGGTCCATATTCAAGAAGTATTGGAATTAGGTTTTCGGATCTTTTTCGCCCCCCTGAAAATATAAACTGACAACTTCTAGGGAACTCATGAGATAATACTCTCATTTGATGCCATACAAAAGTTAAATTTGATTTATGCGGAGAAAAGGAATTATTTCTAATAATTTTTTCAATAGAACTTTCCACAACAATATATAAAAATGAGTCGAAAGCTACAGCTCTTTCAAGTTCTTTTTTAAATCTTTCAAACCCTACAGTCATAGTAGATTTAAAATCTGTTTCACTTTTCCTGTCAATGTATGTATGTTTATAATCCTCTCCTGATGCCGTGTAGTCTCCAAAGTCTAATTTTTGAAGTCTAGAATTAGGGAACTTTAATGGAGTTTGCTCTCTAGTGTCAATCAATATCTCTATGTCATTTAAATTTTTATTTTCTTTTAAAAATTTACTTTTAATAATTTTATTTAATAATGGCTCCACTTGGAGCCTCCTACAGGCTTCGCTGTAGGATTTAAAATATAATTTATATATTTCTATTTCAGGTAAATTAAGTAATTTTAATTCTAAATGATTTGGCGCGTATTGCAAATTTTTGCTAATTATTCTTTTTTGTAATATATCTAATAATATTTGTTGAACATGTTCATGGTCAGCTGTCGCTGCCCATTTTTCTAATTCAACATTATTCGAAAAATAAGTAGAAAAATATTGATCTTTATTTTTAAAAGGAATTAATTCATTAGTATATAAATTATATCTAGGATAATATGTTGTATAATATTCAGAAAGCAAAATTCCATGAGCTTTTATATGAGTGTGGAGAGAACGCTCACTTTTAAATTTTGACCCGCATATTTTACATGTTATACTCAACGTCTAACCCACACTGACTGTTTTAAATTTAATAAACATATATATCCATCACTCTCCAATTGCCTCTTGGCAAGAAGAGTTTGAGAGCCGCCAGGATAATCGTTTCCTTCGAGTAACACGATAGAATGCTTACTTAGATTTGGTTTAAAGGTATTATACTGCTTTAAAACTCGTTTTTGACAAGGTTCTATTAAGTTACCAAAATGCTTTACCATGTCTTCTTCTGGATATCCTTTTAACATATTTAGACATTCTAATGTTGTTATATTTTTGTCTATCTTATTTTTAATTTCTTTTATTGGATATGTTATATCATTTATTATTAATAAATCTATATTACTTGAATGATTTAATTTTATATCAGTAGATATAGATACTTTATTAATATCATAATTTTTATATAATGTTGATTTTATGTTATTTAATCTACTTTGACTAATATTATTAGTATCTAAATAAAATTCATAAGTGCCCATTTCTATGTCTTCAATAAATTCTCCCAATACTGAATAAAAATCTATAGGTGAATACTCGAAATCTCTTACCTGACCCCCAACTTGAACAATAGAAGTCAACCCATAGCTTTTAAAGAGATTTAGAGCTAATTGAGTGGTATAATAACGTTCACCCCACAAACTATAATCAGTTTTAAATTGCATCTTCTTTACTAATACCTAAAACTCTAGCCTTCCAGCTATCCATTCTCTCAAGCGAATCAGCTTCTTCTTTTATTAATAATTTTTGTTTTTCTGCCATCTCTACCATTCTAGTTCTATCTTCTTCATTTTGAAACACCTTCACTAACGATAATATAGATGCATTATCTTTATGTTTATTTTTGACACGCTCTTTTCTATCACCATTTAAACGCGCGATTAATGTTTCTTGCCTCTTTTCGCATTGATTATATTCTTCGCTCTTTGTTTTTAATAATTCCGCTAATCTAACAGTCATATCTTGTTGGTCTTCACATTCTTCAAACATGCGATTTAATTTATCTATTGCTTTACTGATATTTTTTAAATGTATATAATCCATACAAACATTTATATATAAATTTAATTCATCACTTGTTAAGTCTGGTTTATCCCATACAGATCTTATATATTCAGCCTCAAAGAGTTTTCTATCATCTCCAGATGTATAAGTATTAATAACTTGAATAAAACGAGGAGCCGAAAGAAATTTCATCGAACTTTCTAAATTGTCTAAATCGCCTCTATTTAGCTTTTTTTCATCTAGATCCTCTTGGCAGTATTCATTTACCTTTTTAACTACCCTAGAGATTGATTTAGGGGCAAAATATTGGCTATTTAAGGCTGTTTCTGAGGAATGTAATAACCTGAAGTCAACATCTTCGATGAATTTAGCAACCTCGGTAACTTCTTTACTTAAATTAGTTACATTTATTTCTGGAAAAATAATTTTTGAAATTTCATAAGCCGTCATTCCTTCTTTCGCATATTGAATCATAAACTCTTTCTGTTCTTGAGAGAATGTTATATCTTCTTTTTTTTCTTTTTTTGTTGTATTGTAATTTAACTCTCTATCAACCAAAAATTTTCTAACAGCTCTCCCCTCTTTTGTTCTTCCATCTAAGCTTTCATCATTGAATGTCAATCGGGTTAATTCTATTAGGTCAGGAACCCTATCATAATTCTCAATTATAAAATTAGCTTGTATTTCTGTAAGTTTCATAATATATCTTGTTTTTTAATCACTTGTTTTGCAATAATTTTAAATTGTTTTTCTGCATTTTTAATTTGTTTATAACCTGCAGATCTACCTTTTTCATTAGAGATATACCCTAATTTCTTAGCTATTTCATCATGTGGTAGATGAAGAATATAAAGCATTTCGTAAATTTTAAATTGCTTAGGGGTTAACTTGAGCTCCATAGCTTCATGCAATCTTTGAGCAGATAAATCTAAATTAAAACCATTAGAACATGTAATTCTATCTTCTTTATCTGTTATTGTGGCTGCCAAATTTATATCAAAAGAGCTTTTTTTTCCTACAAGCCATTTTTTATATAATGGACATGTTTTATCTTGGAGCCCCGATTTTGTCCAGCTGCAAAAATTTTCATTATCATTATAATTATCTTGAGCTCCAGAAGAATTAAATGGACATTGAACACAGGGTTTAACAAAATTTCCATAATAATTTCTTAATAAATTTTTAAGCTGATTAGATATGATTCTATTCAACCATGGCTTCATAGGGCGTTTTTGATCCCACAAAGACCATTTTTTTTCAATATGCACTAATATTATTGACTTTATATCTTCCCACGATATCCAGCTAATGGCATTTAGAAACCACTTACCCCTCCTTTTCTCTACACAGGCTTCTACTTCTTCAAAACTCTCAATAAATGTTATTTTTCTAGGTCGTCCCCTCTTCTTCATTCTGTTTTGGCCCAAATATCTCCTCAGCCGAGAATGTTTTTCTTTGCATCGGGGAGACTGTGTAATTTAACTTTCTAATATTTGGGACAAAATTAGAATCACTCTCAAAATCATTAAGCTCTTCACTAATTTCTACACTATTGCTTATGTTTTTTGAACTCGTAGCGCTGAAGTTTCCACCACAAAAACTACAGAACTTTGGCTCAATTCCAAGGTATTGATTTTTTTTACCACATTTTTTGCAATATTTGTAGCTCATTTTATGATATACACAGTTTTTTGTTGAGACCCTGTAGAGGTTTCTTTAAAGAACGGGCTGCTGTTAGATTCTATAATTACAATTTGACTGTTATCTATATGTAATTTTTTTTGTAAATTTTCTGCCAATAAATCTCGCCTTTTATTCTCTCTCTTTTTATTTATTAGCGCAACGCAAATTGCCGAAAATGCTCCTATTAAAGCTGATATTACAATTTCCATACATACATTATAATATGTACATATGTTTATTTTTCAATAATTTTTATTTCAGCAATTTTACAATCTATTACGCATTCAGAAAAAAGCCCCATGCAATTATCAAGAGATATGACAGCTTTTTGGAAACCATGGTCAGAAAACCCTATTTGTGTATATATTTTTATTATTCTACCTGAAACTTCAGTATTGTTGTGGTAAAATCTTATATGCTCACCTTCTCTCATAACACATTAAAACCAAGAGGTTGGGCATGTATTGTGTAATGGCCCCCCAACCACTGTTAAATTTTCTGCCCAACCTCTTTTGGTTAAATTTTTTTTTAAATTTTCGCAAAACTTCCACGTTTATATTTACACTTTTAAAAGGTAAAGGGAAAAAGGACTGTGTTAAAAATATAGTCCACACAGGAAATTTTTTTGGACTATTTTAATTTAATTCAAGATTTTAATTCTTCTAGTTTTTTAACTATATATTTTAATATCTCGCTTCTTTTTATATCTTTATGATCAAAATCAAAAGTATGTATCCCTTGCCTTTTAGAGCTTTCTTCATCAAAGAGTTCTTTAATTGGAGATAAACCACTCTTTCCGTTTATATCGCTTTGCATTATATCTCCGCAAATAAACATTTTTGTGTTTTCTCCTATTCTCGTAATTAAAGTTACTAACTCTTTTAAACTGAAGTTTTGAGCTTCGTCGGCTATTACGATTTGATCGTTTAAGCTGGCTCCTCGTAAATAGTTGATTGGCATAGCTGTAATTACACCTTTGTCAACTAAATTTTTTGCTGTTGATATTGGTATTAACTCATACAGTTTATCATTAAGCGGCATCATAAATGGGCAAAATTTCTCATCAACATTTCCTGGTAATGCGCCCATGCCCCTGTCAGCACTTTCAATGATTGTTCGCACATAACTAATACTATAGTTATTATTCATATTAAATAATTGAAGAGCACCGTAAATAGCCATAAACGTTTTACTTGTTCCAGCAGGACCGTTTATAAAAATTATCTTAGTATCTCTGTCAAATATTAACTTCAACAACTCTTGTTGTTTATCAGAAAAATCTATTTTTTTGAGCTTCACTTTTGTCTTAGACATGGAGCTCATGATTTTTTCTATTTCTTGATCGTCTTCTATTTCAGATTTTTTGCGTCTTGGCATGTCTATCAAAGATATACTATATGATACACAATTAAAATTCAAGTGTCGCCGATTTTTTTTTGAAAAATGTTATTCACAAAAGATCGAAGCTTTGATTTTTTGAGAAAAACCACCCCCCCGCCAAATCTGTCAAGCTTAATCTGTAAAAAATTCAAAAAACGGGGGACATCCTTAAATTTTTAAAAATAAAAATAATAGTTTTTTTTTTGAATTAGTTTGACGTGAAGCTCTTTTTTGTTTAGTTTGTATATATGAACATTACTAAAGGATTAAAAGTCGGAAGCCTTTACCACTCAAAGGTTAATAATAAAGTTGTTCGTCTCGTGTCTATCGACAGAGTCGGATCTCAACGGATCGCAACGATCAAGCATCATGCGCAAAATCATCTTTTCGAGTCAGAGGTTTTTATCTCTGACCTAATCAAGGCAACTGCCGATCAAGTCAAGGCTTACTTTAAAAGGTAAGTCTTGACACAACACACAAGGAAAGGTAAAAAAGAAATGATTAAAATACTACGAAACCCTAACTTTTCAAATTGGTTTGACATTCGCCTTTTTGGGGAACTAATAGACAACGCAAAATCACAAGCAAAAGCCTTGCAAATTGCAAAACAAATAAAACGAAACAATCCACATTTTCAAATCGTAACAGAGGGAGAAACAAATGCGTAAAGTAACAGAAAGAATTAAACAAGCCTTTGAGCAAGGCACTTCTCTAAAGGTCGGCAACACAAGAACAGACGGCACAAGCGTCTTCTTGCATGGTAACGAGATAATCAAACGAGATGAAAGCGGGCTTGTAATGGCTACGCTTGCAGGATGGAACACGCCAACCACAAGGGAAAGAATCAACGGCATAACAGGATTGGGCATCTACCAAAAGAACTTTGCTCCTATGCTAAACGGGCAAGAAATTGACGAATACGATTGGGTGACGCATACAGAGGAGGTGTATGTATGACTTGCATAATCCTCTTATCCATTGCATTATACTTCTACTCTAAATAAAATAAGCCGCCTAAGTGACTGAATAACAAGCACTTAGAGCGCGGCGCTGCCGCGTGACCTAAGTACTTAATAAACAACAACTTACGAAAGTCTCGTACAGAAATCATGCCAATTCATGTAATAGAATAATGCAATAAAATAGTTGCCAAATAATTCAAAATAAATTTGACTTTAGTTAATAGATGCTTTAGTTTATATATATGAAATCAATATACAATACAGACACAGAAGAATTTACTTTTAACTTTTTAATGAGCATCGAGGGTGCAACTTATAGAATCGAAGCCGTAGCTTGTCAAGATGACATCTTGCTGAGCGAACAATATCGTCCCGAATATATCGACGTTTATATGGCTAAATTAATAAATGACAAAACAGGTGAATTTATAGAATCAAGCATCTATAAAAACACAGATCTTTTAAAGGTTGTGAGCGACAAGCTCACAGAAAGGCTAATTACAAATGCAAGCAAAACTTGGTTTGTTACTGATGCGCCAAGGCTTTTCCGTGAGCAATTCGACACTTGCCTTGAAATAATGTTTCAAAAATAATTCAAAATAAATTTGACAAAAGTTAAAAAATAGACGATAGTAAGGTATGACAGAAATAAAAATAGAATTCGACGAAGTAAACAATGAAGAGTTTTCCGCCTATGCTGAAGTAGGCGAGGAATACTACGAACTGCAAGGCACAACATGGACAGATGAGCAAGAGTCTCTTTATGGAGATCAAGTCTCAGCCGTTCACTTAGTGGCTTACTTTGATACTCTTGAAAGCGTGAAGCGCTTCGATGGCAACGGCAAACAAATTGATTCAATGAACTTGGATCTTATCAAAGCAATTAAAAAAGAACTTAATAAAAACATGGATGAAGAGATAGGATCACACTCTTGCCGTGTTGACTACTCGCCACAATACTACGACCTAATCTAATCATGGAATACATAAAAAACACGATCAACAAATTAAGAACTCAAATCATGGCATTGAATAGCGAAAGAATCAAGGCAATGAAATTGAACAATAAAAAGAAGGCTTCAGACATTGAAGCTATACAAATAGAATTAGACAATCAAATAGCACGATTGGAAGGTCTCGCACACCGATAAGATCAGCCCCCTAAGTTACTGATAACCAAGCACTTAGGTCAGGGCGCCGCGCTGCGCTGTAAGTGCTTAATAAGCAACTACTTATATAACTCCATAAATCTAGTTTAAAATTGCATAATCCCGCCACCACTAAAAAGTTGCACTATTTGACTATTTGGTATTTAAATAAAAAAACAAAAAAAATGAAAATAAATCCGTATTTGCTTGCAAAACACGCACTACTAGTTTACCTTGTTTTTATGGATAAGATCAGAATCAATCATGTAATCGGAGTCAATGGACTTCTTGAATTTTCACGCGACGAAAAGTCGGGCATATCCCTGTGGGAAGATGTTGCAAATAATGTTTGGACTTGGGATCAAATAGTCGAAGCATCTAAAGATGTAACAAATAAAGAAATCATCGACGCCATGAAAGTAGATGGACACATCACTGAGCCATGCGTAAATGATCTTTTAAATATACTAAAATAAAATTTGCAATTATATCATAACTCGTTTACCTTATATATATGAAAGCTAATACAGACACCATCTCAATCGTTGACCTAATCGAAAACGAATCATATAAAAATCACCAAGCTTACAACTTAGCAAAAGCTCTCTTGGACATTGCGGTTCAAGCAAGATCCATAAAAAACACAGTTTCAGAAAACATTTCAGGCGATGGAAAAGTGTTCAATGAAAATGTTGATAAATGGATGACCGAAATCAACAACATTGCAAACAATGTGGTAAGGGAAGAAATGTTAACCAAATAAGGAGGGAATAAAATATGAATAAACAACAAATACTAGAAAAAATTTCCGCCCTTCACGAAAAACTCAAGAACTCTGTTCTTGCTCCTGCTGATGCCGTTGCTATCCGCAATGAAATCGGAGAGCTTGAGGATAAGGTCTCTCTTCTCGACTTTTACAACGACGAAGGGGATTATGATTATGGCTACCACTCCCAATGGGAGTAAGCCTTTGATAATCAACTACTTACATCGCCGCGCAGCCAAGCACCTAAGTGCTTGGCAGTCAACAACTTACTCTTCTAGTAGCCATGCATCGAGAGCTTCTGTGTCGATGTCTGGGTCATCATATTGAGCCCCATCAGGTGTGGACTCGAATCCATATTCAACTTTAAGATGTTCAACTAAATCTTTATAATATGCAAACCTGCGAGATAAAAAATAAAGATGTTCATCATTCCCTAACCAAAGAGCAACATTCCAGGTCGCCCAGTTTTTCCAGCCGTTGTAAGTATCCATAATTTAATAAACGAGTTGTGAGTTAATAGCTAATTGATCAATCATATCTTGAATATGTTCTTTTTCATTTTCTGCATTGATTACTAACTGCATCGAGTTAATACAACCTTGATCTGCGGCATCTGTCTCATTGTTAATAATCTGCTGAAGTTCGTTAATTCTGTTAAATAAATCTTTTAATGTTTCCATGATAGTAAGATAATTAAAAATAGAAATAATTGCAAGAAAAAAATTAAAATTTTAATGCTTTTAGCGATGTGTTTCTTTTTAACCATCTACGCAATGGGTGAAATGCTCTTGCACTAAAATGAGCGAGATACTGCTCTCCGTTTTTGGCAAGGATCATATGCCCGCTTGCAGTTTCACGGATCTTTTCGATTTCAGGGCATTTCCGTAATTGTTTTAACACTTTGCGAGTTCCACTTTCTGAATGTTTCATAAGTACAAGCTAAAGCAAAAAATAAAAATACACAAGAAAAAAGTGAATAAAAATGCTTTCGTAAGTCTTTGATTATAAAGCTTTTAAGGGTTAACGCAGCCGACTGCCCTAAGTGCTTGATAATCAACTACTTAGGACAGCCACACATGCAGACTACGACAACTAATACGACTAAAAAATTATTTGCGAGTTTTCGTATTTGCTATTTTTAGTTTTAATCTTTTGTATATATATATAATAGTATTGACAAGATAATAATTATTGGAATCATTCTTCTTTTAAATCTTGCCACATTAAGTAAAAAACAAAAAGCCAAGGAGTGAAAAATAATAATTCAACTATCATAATATATTCCTTTCATTTCATCGGATAATCCGATTTCTTCATCTTCCTCATCAACATCTTCAGCGACATCAGTAAGTAAGAATTGAGTTTCATCTGTAATGTCATCTCTCTCGACATCTTTTAATCCATGCTCGACAACTAATTGTTCTGCTTGTAAGTCTGCGACTAATTCTAATACTGAGGAATCAGTTGGCAAACCTTTGGATTCACGATGTGCGTTAGCGATAACTGCGAGTCTTTGTTCTTCTGTCATAGTAATAATATAGTTTAGTTTTGTTTAGTCGTCAAGCCCTAATTCTCTTCTAAATTCTGCTTTGTCTTCAATTAGCTCATCAACCCAAACGCTTCCTTCGACTTGAGCTTTTGCCATTAGGATAGATACTTGAGCAGGAGATTGCCAACCGACAACATCATCAGAAGGAGAAAGAGGAATCATGCCGTTTTTATCGTAGATTGCAACTTCGTACAAACCTTCTTTTAAGCTTCCATATAATCCTTTATAGTCATCTTTACCTGCAATAACAGAAATTTCTAGTCCGTTGCCAAAGTCAAGTTTTGCATGGACTGCTTCATCATGATAACGATGTGGTTTAAAATCAAGATCGTCAAAGTCTAGCATTGAAGGTTTTGGTTGAAATTGTGAGATTGAGTTTGGTATGTCGTAGTTAATCATATAAACACATTAAACTCTTTTAACAATTAACGCAAGAAAAAACTTAAATAAAAATGCTTTCGTAAGTCGTTAACTGTTAGGCAGTTAGCTTTGGCGGCAGCCAGCCACCTAAGTGATTGACTATAAAGGATTTACCTATCTTAATACTGTTGTCAACTCATTTTGAAATTTTTTTGCTTCAACTAAATCTTTTAAGTCAAAACTAATTGCAACAAGATTGTCGTTAATATTCTTCATTACCTTGACAAGGTCGTCCATGTTTGCATAACGTCTATGCTCTAACATCTCATCTGATAATCCGTCAATGGCTTGTTTAATTCCTTTTAATTCTTCTTTCATTTTAATGTTTACCTTTCTTTATAAAATTTTCTAAATAATATGCAACCCACTCAATAGCTTCATTTTGTTTTGATGCCTCCTCTTTCATTTCAGGATCGTCAATAACGTTTTGATTGGCTAGGTCTAATACAATTTCTAATGCTGTTGTGATATTCATGATATATAAGCTGTTACTTTGTTGTGTGTTAATAAAACTTCGTCCGCATAGTACGCAAACCTTTCGGTGTCCTTCTCAACGAAAGTTTCATACTTGTAGGGATTGTACGTTACCTCGACTTCCCTAGTGGCAACTTGTGGATTACGAGATACATTTTCTGCATCTTGAAGATACCCTTTGACAAAAGCATGAACATTCTTACGCTTCTCTCGAAGAACTTTTTCTCTGCCCTTAATATCGACATGAAAATAGCAATCCCATAATCCAATAGCATGATCCTTTGGGATATGAGCTTTGACTAATCCATGTTGCTTAATGCTCCAACAATCTTTGTGAAGATTCTTGTAAACATAAACAGGGCGATTCTTTTTAATTCTATATCGTGGGTCTTGCTGGTTTCTTAGTATCATGTAGACATACTAAGCCATTTTTTTAATTATAGCAAGAAAAAAGTTTAGTAATTTTACTTACCTAAGTATCTTGTATTCAAGTACTTATGTTTTTGCGCAGCCGCCGCCACAAGTGCTTGATAATCAAGGCTTTAGTACCCTAACCACTCAAGAACTTTTTGGGCTGAGTACCCTTCCTTGTCACCCATGTCTTCAAAAAATTCAATAATTTCCTCACTGGAAGTAATGCCGTGCCTGGCTAATTCCTCTAAGGCACGATCTTGTGAAATGTCAATTCCTTGGGCTGAGTCAAAATAAGTTTCTTCATTCATGGCTTTAATTATAGATTAATGAGCTAAATATGCAATACCTTTTTTGCATCCTTTGATAAAACATAAGTTGCAATTATGAGCTTTACAAGTTGCAAGAACCTTGCCGTCTTCGCCCTTAACATAAGTTGCGGGGCAAACAAAATGACCATCTTGCTCGGCTTGCTCTTTTGAGCTATAGACGGAAGTTCCCGCATCTAGACCATCGATTTGTGGAGCGGGTTCATCAACATACAAGGCACTTGGTTTTAAGCATACATTCTTTAAACTTGCGAGCTTGCGAAGTGAAGGTAATTGACTATCCCTTGCCCACTCACGAGTTGGAAACCAAAAGCGAATGGTGGGAAAGTTTTCGCAAATCTTAATCCACGCCTCAATATACTTTGGGGAAAACAAGTCGCCTGAATCATGAACGCGAAAAAGATCTGTGTTGACATTCTTTAAAACTTTTTTGTTGCCTTGCTTGTCAAAATACTTTGCGGTAATTTGCTTGGATATCTCATTTACAAAAGTTTGCCCATTGTCTCGATGCAAAGACTTGGTGACAAAATTTGCCTTGTCTTGCAAACTTTGTTTAACATTGTTAAACATATAAAAACCTTTGCAAGCATAACAAGCATCACAAATAAACTTTTTTGCTTTGTCTTTGACTTTTGCCATAAGTTGAGCTGCTGGGCAATACTTGAAAGCGGGAATGTTAAAGCCTAAGCAAGGCATTTTAGAAGGATTTGATAGTAAGTTCATAATAGTAAACTAAAATAATTTTAACAATTATGCAAGCGAAAAAATAAGATCTTCAAAGAAATCTGGTTCTAAGCCGAATTCGCTGGTAAATGTCTCTTCCCATTCAAACGGATCTCCGCCCATTGCAATGTCTTCAGACATTTCACGAAAAAAGGTTGCGGTTTGGTGAATAGCATCTTCACGGGAAAGCCCGTCACGCTCCATAAGTATCTTGATTATTCTTTTCATGATAACAATATCTCACAAAAAATAATTTAACGCAAGAAAAAATGAATTAAAAATACATCCGTAAACCCTTGATGCTTAAGCAGTTAGCTCGCGCCGCAGCCGCTTCCATAAGTGCTTAATAATCAAATACTTGTGAAACACTAAATCAACCCAAAAAAAAAGCCCCCCAATCGGGGGGCTAAAACGAAACAACAAACCAATATTTAAACCTCTATCAATTCGCCCTCAGCAACTTCTATGTCAATAGTATTATCAACATGATTATCTATATCGAAATCGACATAACTATCGAGAACAGAATGAAGAGCGTCTGAACGATTTGGCAAGGCAACTAAGTTACCTTTATAAATTTCAGTAAAAGCATTATAGAGAGAATTTACATTACGATCCTTAAATTCTAAATGGTCACTTGACTCCCATTGATCTGCCACATCAAGAATTTTTGACTTAGGTAAAGCCCCTGCACGAACTGCTTTGATGATTAAATCATGAGCAAGAACATTCCCGATAGAATGATTTTTATAAGCATTGATTCTTTCATCTTGTCCATGCCAAAAGCCAAACAATTTACCCAAAGCACGATTGATCATAAAATCAAGATCGTTAAGTATGTTGCGAGTATGTCTACGAGCAAGTTTAATAGTGTTTGTGAAAATTAAATTATCGCAAACAAATGGAGCATCACCTGCGCAAAGTCCTGCAGGAAAAGTTTTGTCATGAGAATTGCGAACTCCTACGACACAACCACGATCTGATTCGTCACGATCAGGATGATCAACAGAGAATAGACCAAAGTAATGTTGGTTATCTCTAGCGAGAGAATGTAATTCGTCTTGAATAGTAAACCCTCTCTTGACAAGAGAATCTTTAGTACGAACAACAAGCTCGTCATGAGCAATGGGCTGATGAGAAACGGCAAGCTCACCTGTTCTCTTGTTTGGTTTGTTGCGCATTGTAGGTAATGGAGTTGGTACTGCTTGTACTTGATCAAAATCTACGATTGTGCGATTGCCTCCACAAATGTGTAAATCTACGGATTTGCGAGGAGCGGTATTAGTGTTTTCTTCTGTATTCATGATAGTAATATAATAGTTTTAATGTTTTTTGTCAAGAGTTAATTTTTAGAATATTGGTTTTCTTCTGAGGTTAGCATTTCAAATGCATAAGCTTTTTTAGCTATATCTCGTAAGGCTAAACCAACCCAACTAATTTCATCTAAATCTTCTACGGAAAGATTTTTAGCATGAGGTGTTACTAGAATATCCCAAATGGATTTCATGCAATCTTTGTTTAGCTCTAAAGAGTTGAAATCGGGCAACTCATCCACATTTTGTTTAATTACATACATAGTTTAGATTCTCCTTGTGTTTTAGTTTTCTGTGTATCGTTTTAGTTTTGACTTTGTGAGGTCTTGATTTAGTGAAAAGAATGGTTTTTCTGATCTTAATGTCTCTCGCTTTCATGTAAACATACTAAGCTAATTTTTTAATTATAGCAAGAAAAATAACAAATAATTTTAACTTTTTTAATTCCTTGTGTATCAAGCACTTAGAGCGCGCGGCAGCCAGCCACATAAGTGACTGATAATCAAAAGGTTATGATCTACCTGAATAAAGCTTATATAATAGATTGTCGTGCATCGCTCTTTTTTCCTTATAATCTTTCGATTGGTCCCCCGCTTGCTCTCTAATGGCTAGCATGTGACCTAATTTTCTTACAATTTGCTTTAAGGTTAAGACTTCTTTATTTTTTTTCATAATTAGATTTTATTAAGAGATATAATTTGGTCGTATCGAAAGGATCGTATGCCGTCCCTATTTAGACAAAAAGATCTAAAGCCAACAACCCCCCTTCCTTCTTGTTGATTGCCAAACTCATTTTCGTGCTGAGGTTTGGTTATTGTGTACATTTCAGTTCTGCCGTCTTTAGTCTGATAAACAACTTGATATAACGGATTAAACCAACGATAAATTTTAGTCAATAATTTCATCTTCGACATCCTCTCTTGCGGGGTTTTGGTTGTAGTGATTGTAAGCATCGCAAGCTGAATCTGCCGACTCGAAACTCACGGATAGAATATCTCTTGGAATATCGTACGGAAACCAAGGTGTTTCTGATTCTTCAAAAAATAATTCCCATTGCTCAGTATCTTCGTTGTATTCAGGTAAATCTAGCGGACTGCCGATGCAGGTTGCTTCTATGTAATTATTCATTTTCATTATCCTCTATGTTATAGACTCCGAAGTGAGACGCAAGCTCTAAAATCATTTTATCTTTGTTAAAATAACGATAGGCAAAAGAAAGTAAATCCTCTTGTTGTTTTCTCGTATGCCCATCTCTAAGTTCATCATAAATCTCAAAGATATTCATGTTCCAATTCCAACTCTCTACTCTCGCTTCTACTTGTGATGCTGTCATTATACTGCCCTTTCGTTTACTTGTTCTAACATAAGTTTAAATTGATCAAAAACTTTTTGCTTGCTACCTTTGAGACCAAACTCTTGTTTGATGATAGAATAGCAAGATCTGCCTCGACTCATTTGCATACCTAAAGTCTCAAGCCTTAAACCTCTGAGAAGAGTTTTGTAGCGAAACATTTCGATTTGTTCGGGTGTGTCTAATACTGCTGTCATAATTTTCCTTGTGTTATAGTTGTGCTGATTGAAAAGATGATTCTATTCTACGTTCATCTTGTAATGCTGTCAAGTCCCTAATGATATCTTCTAAAGATTCATCCTCCGATTGGAATGAGCTACCCTTCGGGAACTTGTCAGGGTGGCGTTCGCATTGGTCGAGACAAACTGTTGACATGGGATCCGACCATGCGAGGTTGCCTCTAACGATATCCATAATTGATTCTGATAATGTCATTGTTTTGCCCTTTCGTTTTGGTCGTCTACAATCTTTGCGAGGCGAAGTAATTCTTGGGTTACTTCTGCTTTTGCGGTGTTGTTTGCTTGTGGGCTTTTCAACACCTCGACCATAACAGGAACGAGTGCTGACCATGTTGGTGTGATATCTATTGTTTCTTGCATATAAACACACTAAGGGAATTTTTAGTTGCTGTCAAATAAAAAGAAAATAAAAATGCTTTTGTAAGTTGTTGAATTTTAAGCAGTTAGGGTTTATCGCAGCGCTCCGCTTTAAGTGCTTGACTATCAACACTTTATACAATCACCTTGTTCCTAACATTACTTAATAATTCTTCATAATTTTTATTATATTTATATTATTTGTTATTTATTATTTGTTATTATTTATACTAATGTTATTTATTATATATCCAGGACTGGGTAGTAATTTATTATTTTGGTAATACATATTATCCCATGTACATTCTATTTGATATGCGTCAAGATACCAAGGTATTAACCAATGGTAAGCAAGAAAGAATGCAAAATATATAAAAATAAACATAAAAAAATAATTTATTATTTTAAATGAGAATTTAAGAATCATAATCCATAAGTAATTTAAAACCAAGAACGATAGACATTATTATCACTATTTCCATATTATATATTGTTATTATTGTTATTTGGCTATAGCAAAAACTGTTCTTAAGAGATCCATCTCTCGACCCCTGAAGAAAACATTACGACAGTAATCGATATCGTTTTTTTCTACTTCAGTGATGCGAGCAGCTGCCCTCCAAGCTTCGATAACCTCTCTCTCCATGGCTCCCCACTTAATAACTACTTTAGTGCAGGGAAAGTGCTCTGCGAGCTCAGTTAACTGTTTTTTGTTCATATAACCATATGATGATAGAATTTCTTTTATTGTTTCCATAATAATACTCTAGTATAAAATATTAATATGGTCAAACAAAAAAGCCCCCCTCGATCATCCATGGATCGAGGGGGGCGAGTGTTCAGAGGAAATTGGTGTGGGGAGGGATTACTGTATACCCTCAAGTTTTCGGCGTGAACATCAGTTCATGGTGTACCTACTTCCAACCACAAATTAGACATGGTATTTGTCATCGGCTCATTCGATTGAACTCTACCGCCCCACCACAGGGAATTTGCATACCTTAACCCGCTCACGACAGGTTTATTCGGTCACCCACAGGAAGGATTATAAGCCCTTCCAAAGTGATAAAAAATATTAAAGAACAAAAATTTTGAGGCTATTTTATTTATTTGAGTCGCCTCTTCTCAATCATGGATGATACTTACTATAATACTAAAAAAATTACCTTTTGTCAACTATTAAATGGTTTCTATCAAATATAATTGTATTTTCATCGATTAGTTTTTTATACTTTATTTCCTTTTTAAAATCTTCGAGTAATAAAAATTTGTAACCTAATTTAGATTCTTCTTTTGTTCTGTAAGCATGATATTCACTTTCCACTATAGGCAAGCTTCTGCACATCAATGCTTCATAAAATCTGAAACTCCAAGTAGCATCACCTGCTGGACACAGGCAGTATTTACTTTGACACATTATTTGAAGATATTCTTTATCATTTTCTAAGGGGTTGTATCTTAAATTTTGCAAATCTTTAGTGAGGGTGCGATTATTTCTAGGGTTATATCCTTTACCCGAATTTGTATAATCAAATGAACCTAAACTTTTCCAATTAGGTTCATCATCTGTATTTAAAAAATACGATTTGTTTGTAAAATTTTTTTTTGCAAATTCTATAACCCACTGTCTGTTATTTTTAATTCCTTTTGAATTTATTGTCCCCATAAAGCAATAGTCATAAATCTTTTTTCTTGGCAATTTGTGGACTTGTTGGTAAAATCTCTTCGAGAATTTAGCTATCGGAGGGTTTGCAACCACATTTTCAGGATTTAACCCCTCTTCCCTTAAAGCTTCTTCCATCTGATATTTAAACTCTAAATATCCAGAACCTCCTTGAAATTTGCTAGGACTCATTGAGTTTTTGACCTTATTATCCTTAATGCTCTTGATTTCGCATCATCGTTAAATCTATTTGATCCTTCTATATCTTCAAAATAAGGATGGAGATGAGCGAGGTCTTCATCACACAAATAGCAAGGTCCGTGACCTGCCTTCGGGCAACTATGAGAGGTTGGAGCATGAGGGTCACTATAATCGCAATGGTTGCATCCTGTTAAAAATAATAAGATAAGAGTTATATACTTCATTTATATTAAATAGTAATATTATTTATATAATTTTTCAAATTCTTTTGAGAACATTTCTTTAGTATCTTCTATATTTAAAACTAAATCTTGATGTGCCGAATTAGTTTTCAATGAAGAACCCAAACCATTATTAAAAGTAGATATATATTCTTCTATACCATTAAAGGGCATTAATACTATTTTAGTTTTATATCTATCTTGATAAATAGCAAACTTAACTTTATCTTTATCTAATTTTTGTTTAACTATTTTGATGAGTTTTTTTACATCGTAACTTCTTTTAAGCTTAACTCCATTAAGTTCATATCTATATTTAGAAACAACTTCCAACTGATATGGTGGATGTTGCTTCCATGTTTTGGGGCAAAGTATTTTTACCTCATTGCCATGTTTGTCAGTATAAAACCTAGGATTTTTTAACCAAGTTAAATCGCAACAAGCAAAACTTTTAGTTGCAATTAAAAATGTAATAAATGTAATGTATTTCATAATAGATTATCCTTGTTTAATTCGCGTAACTCTTTTAATAATTCTTTTATTTTAAACCAACTTTTATCCGCAGGAAACAATTCTGCATGATAATTACTCTCAGTAGACCTATATAAATCATCTGCAAACTCTTCTAGTTTAACTAATTTAATCAACATTAATTCTTTTGGAGTTAATTTCTCGTATAGTTCTTCATTGGTTGCGAAGAGACTAACATCGGGGTGATCACCGATTTTCTTGATTGATGCGTCCATTATGCTACCCCCTTTGCTAATCTTTTAGCTTGTATTTGTTTCAACCTGCGATCTGCTTCTCGTTGTTGGGCGAGAATACCTTCTGTCGCCTCATTATAACCTAAGAACCTGCGAGTGAAAGCGAATGGGTCTTTGCCCTTTACTTTATTCATTACTGATGTTGCTCTTGCGCATTTTGCTATATTAGCCATAATTTTTCCTCCTATTTGAATGTTATGATTACATCCTAGTCTAAATTCTACCCCTTGTCAAACTTTTTTTAATTGAATTGTTCTTTTTCCTTCTTCAGTTTGTATTCTAATTAATTCTTGCTTTTGTTTTCTAGCAATTCGAGAGGCTTTTCTTATTGCCATTGCCTCGCCTCGATATTCGTCAACGATTTTGCCGAAATTTAAAACTTGAAAAAATTCTTTAAAATTAGAGTGTTGAATTATTTT